GGGGGGGGGGGGGTTGACGAGATGACGAAAATGGCGTTGGTGGTGGCGCTGGTGCCGGAGGCGTGGAGTGGGGATCGGGAGTTGCCGGTGAACACGGTGAAGGCGGTGTACTTGAACATCGAGCCGGGGGATTTGCTGCATTTGTTGGGGGATCGGGTGCGTGGGGATTTGCAGGTTCATGCGCAGATGATGGCCGGGACGGGGGTGAAACGCGATGCGCCGGGTGATCGTGTGGCTGCACAACTGGACGGGTCGGTGGCTTGACCTTCACGACGTGATTGACCCTTACGATTGGGGTCAGGCCACTGCTGAGGAGTGGCGGCAGCGTGGGGAGTTGGAGCGCAAATTGAGGGGGGTGGAGTATGGACCGGCGAGGATTTTTGGGGGTGATGTTGGCCGCGTGTGCGGCGCCTGCGGTGGTGCGCGCTTCAAGTTTGATGCGGGTGGCCGCGCCCAAGATTTGGGTGCCGCAGGGGGTTATCGGGAATCTTGATCGATTCACGGTGTACCAGTCCAAGCCGGTGGGTGACCTGTATTTCTGGCAGGAGCATGAGGGGGCGGTGCGGCAGTTTCGGCAGCGCCGGCTGTTCGACGACCGGGTGATCGCCGAGATGGTGGACCCGCCTTTTGTGAATAGGCGCCTGGAGCCCTTCGACGTCAGCGTGCCGCCCGATTTCGTGGGTGAATTCGATGATCGGGTGAAGCTGGTGCCCTGGAAAGTGTGGTCGCACCCGGAGCTTGTCGGGGCCTTGAAGTGACGCAGTACGAACTGCCCTTGGACCTGACGCGCGCGCTGCGCGACGATGCGATCGACCGCATGGCGCGCGCGGCCCGCAGGCATATCCGGTACGAACGCGAGAAGGCCTGCAAGGCGATCATGCGGTTCCGGTTCATTCCGGTCACGGCGCAACTGGTCGCAGAAGATGGCCAATGCCTTCTGGCGCCAGGGCATCGATGGGTTCGGGGCCAACGTGACCCTCGGGTATGACGCGCCCGTCGGCCCGGCGCGGCAGACCGTGATGATTCGCTTGCCGAGGCGCGCTTGAAGGCCATCGGCTTCGAGGAATGGCTGCACCTGCGATACCGGGAGTTGTGGGCGGATTGGTGTCAAAGGATCGAAAAGGAGGAGCCTTACGTGCCTGTTCCGGCATTGAATTTGGGCGAAGTTGCGCATAAACTGCCCGGCAGCGCGGGCGCTCCTTTGGATCTCCGGGGGTAACGGAACCAGGAATCTGCCGAGATTCCATTCCCCCTCACACAGGAGTTATCCATGGGCACCGTAGCCGCACCCCCGTCGACCGTCGCCGGTCCAGGCAATCAGGTCATCTCGACCGATCCGCTTCTCAATACCGATTCCCCCGCCTATTTCCAGTCGAACATCCCCGTGATGATCGGCAATTCGGGCACCGTCGCCGCCAATGCGAACCTGGGCAACCTGACCCTGGGCACCGCGCTCGATGCGGTCTACGGCCCCACGAACAACAACTGTCCGGGCATCTGGCTCTACCTGCCCTCCACCGCGCTCGCCGCGCCGTACAACGTCGCCGGCTGGTACTGGGCGGTGATGACCTCCACCACGGTGGGCACGGTCTACACGTCCCAACCCCTGAACGGTGGCCTCAGCCAGGCCGCGATCCCCTCGACGCAGCTTGCCGCGACCAATCCTTTCTCCACGGGCGCACAGACGGGCTACAGCTTCAACTTTGCCCCGCCCACCGGCACCCTCACGATCGCCACGGGCTCGGGTTCGGGCTACACGGGTGTCACGACCGCCACCCCGGCCTCCGTGTACGCCCTGCCGGGCGGCACGCTGGCCCCCACGGGCTCGCTGCAATTCAACGGCACCACGTCGGCCAACAACAGCGCCGGCGCCAAGACCCTGCGCGGCGTGGTCGCCTCTGCTGCCACCCTGGCCACGGGCAACGTGACCATCGGCTCGCAGGCCTTGACCACGGGTATCTCGGCAACGGGCGCCCTGGGCCAGGTCCTGATGAACGGCACGACCAGCACGCTGTTGACCCCGCTCGAGAATTCGTGGCGGTATGTCGCAGCCGGCTCGGCGCCGGCCTTCGGGTCGCTGGACTTTTCGGGGACCGTCTACGCGGGCTTCACCATGCAGGTCGCCGTGGCGACCGACTGGTTGATTGCCCATCTCCAGAACATGACGATCAGCCAGAACTAATCGGCTGAGAGGCCCCTGGTCCGCACGGGCCAGGGGAACGTCATGGGAGCGTGAGATGGACTACTCGAAAAAGGGTGGCGGCACCCGCGTGCACGACAAGGCCAAGATTCGCACCTTGGCCACGGGAATCGGCCAGACGCACGCCGCGATGCGTGAGACGGGCTCGATGCGGATGAGCCGCGTGTTGGATGGCATGAAGCCCGGCCAGATCGGGCTCGACCAGGCGATGAAGCCGCACGCCGAAAAGCGCGATGCGGACGCGGCGATGTACGCCTCGATGCACATGGACCAGCCGGTCCTGGCCGCTGGAGAAACATCCAAGTGGCCGCTGTCGACGGGTTCGTGTTCGCAGGATGAGTGCGGCGACGCGCAAAAAACCAAGAGCGATCAGGGTGAGCAGACGCGCGTGCCCACCACGGGCGGCAAGCGCATCCACCCGATCATGCAAACGCCGCTTCGCCTGTCCGGGAAGTAGGCATGGCCGTTGCCCCGAACGCTGCTGGAAAGCCTGGCTTCCAGGGGCTTGCGGCCGCGTTGCAGCACGCCTCCCCCGCCTTCAATGCCGTCGATGAAATCCTCGAGGAGCTTGCCCAGTACGAGAACGATCCCCTGGGGTTCGTCACCTGGGCATACCCGTGGGGTGAGAAGGATGGCCCGCTGGAGAAATTCTCCGGGCCCGACAAATGGCAGATGGAGGTCTTCGGCGAGATCGGCGAGAAGCTGCGCGCTGGTGGCGACAGGGGATGCGTGATCCAGAAGGCTGTCCGCTCCGGCCACGGGATCGGCAAGTCGGCGTTCTCCGGGATGCTGGTCGACTGGGCGATCTCCACCATGCCAAGGACGCGCGGCGTGGTGACCGCGATGACCGAGCCCCAGTTGCGCACGAAAACCTGGTCGGAGATGGCCAAGTGGCACGGCATGTGCATCGCGCAACACCTGTTCGAGGTCCAGGGCCGATCGATCATCGCCAAGGGCATGGACAAGAGCGGCCAGGAGCTTGGCCGCGTGTGGCGCATCGATGCGATCCCCTGGTCGATCCAGTCGACCTCGAGCTTCGCGGGCCTGCACAACCTGGGTCGTCGCATCCTCGTGCTGTTCGACGAGGCCAGCGAGATCGACGATGAAATCTGGCGCGTGACCCGAGGTGCCCTCACGGACCTGGACACGCAGATCATTTGGGTGGTCATGGGTCAGCCCACTCAGACCTCCGGCGAATTCTTCCGATGCTTCCAAGGGGGCCATGAGTGGTCGCCACGCACCGTTGACTCGCGTGAATCGCGCTTCTCGAACAAGAAGCTGATTGCTCAATGGGCAGAGGAATATGGCGAAGACTCTGACTTTTTCCGTGTGCGGGTGCGAGGCCTGCCTCCGAGGGCTGGTATCTCTAATTTCATCGCAGTCGACACCGTGCGTGCTGCACGAAAGCGAGAGCTTGATCGAAACCTTTGGATCTCAATGCCCAAAAGGATGTCTATCGATCCGGCTCGATACGGTGACGATTCAAGCGTCATCACCGTCCGCCAGGGGCAAAAGACGATCGGACAATGGAAATACTCAGGTCTGGACGGACCAGACCTGGCATCTCGTGCTGTCACAGAGGTATGGCACAACCACCGCGACATTACTGGCTGTGCCGTCGACGCAATCGGAATCGGGGCAAGCTGCTGCGACGCCCTCAAGCGAGTCTCCGGCTTTCCCCTCATTGAAGTCAACGTCGCGGCTCCGGCCGGTGCCGACAACGAGTACACCAACCTCAGAGCCGAACTCTGGGGACGAATGAGGAAGTGGCTCGAGGTCGCCGAGATCCCCGACGATGACGAGTTGCAGGACCAGCTTTGCTCGTTGAAGTACGGGTTCGATGGCAAGAGCCGCATCCAGCTTCAATCGAAGAAGGACCTCAAGAGCGAAGGCTACCCGTCGCCCGACCTGGCCGACTCGCTCAGCTTGTCGTTCTTCGAGGACGTCATCATCCGCAAGCAGATGACCAAGGCGCCGCGCCTGCCGACCAATACGCGGCAGCGCAACGTGTGGAACCAACGGAGGTAGGCATGAACCTGGGTGAATGGATCGTCGTCGGCATTGCCGTCACCGTGGTGGTGGGGGCGGCGGTTTCCTGGGGCGGGAAACATCCCAGGGCCGCCGAGGAAATCGATGCCGCCGAGGCTGAGGCGGCACGCCTGGCCAAGGAAGCGGAGAAGAAGCTGTGAGCGGCGACATAGCCGACATGCAGATCGCCGCGATGGATGCCATCGCCGCGCTGTGCATGAAAAACAAGGGCACCGTCGACATCGAGATCCCCGAGTGGATCCAGGAGGATGGCGGGGCTTTGGGCGTGAGCTTCGCCAAGCCGGGCGTCGCGCGCTTCACCTACACGCCGGAAACCACGGTCCAGTAACCCATGGCATACACCGGATCCTCCTCGCAGAACAGCGGCATCCAGATCGCGCCGCTGGTTCTCTACAAGCCGAATCCTTCGGAGGACCCGTCGACCACGCCCGCCGAGCAGATGAACTATCCGCAGCTTCGCAGCGAATCAGTGCTGGCGGGGCATGTGCGGCAATGCTGGCAGCGCAACAAGATTTTCAAGGAGAAGATCCAACTCGAGCTTCTTCAATGCCTGCGCGCGAAGAACAACCAGTACAGCCAGGCCGAATTGTCCTCGATGCAGCAAAACGGCGGCTCCAACTTCGTGTGGATCCCGCTCACCGAGACGAAGACCCGCGCTTGTTCCGCATGGGTCCGGGAGATCCTGCTTCCTGTGGGCGACCGCGCCTGGCAGTTGACGCCCTCCCCGCTCCCGCAGATGCCCGTCGAATTCAAGGAGGCCCTGCTCAAACAGGCCACCGAGAAAGCCACACAGACCATGCAGCAGGCGCAGCAGGCTGGCGGAACGATCATGGGCAAGGAGGAATTCCGGGAGCTTGCCTGGGAGATCCACAACCAGATGCACGACGAGACGGTGAAGCGGGCCAAGAAGCTGGCCACGCAGACCGCTGAGCGCGCCGAGGATCGGGTAGAGGAGATCCTGAGCGTGGGTGGCTACTACGAAGCCATGGACTCGTTCATCGAGGATTTCTCGGTATACAAGGCGGCCATCATGTGCGGCCCCGTGTGGGAGAGGAAGCACACGCTCGAGTGGCTTCCCGGCTGGAAGGTCGGCGTCAAGAACGATGCCCACATGACCTTCAAGCGCATCGATCCGTTCGATTGCTTCCCCGCCCCCTACGCCACCGATTGCCAGAAGGGCGATCTCGTCATCCGCGTGCGCTATCGCCGCGATGAATTGTTCGACATGATCGGCATCCCGGGCTTCCGGGAGGACATGATCCGCGAGTGCCTGCGGGCCTACTCCAACGGCCACATGGAAGCGTGGCTGTGGACCGAAGCGGAGCGCCAGCGCCTCCAGAACGAAACGATGTATACGTTCCTCAGCCCATGGGGAATCATCGACGCGCTGTGGTACTGGGGCGCGGTGCCCGGCTGGAAGCTGCAATCCTGGGGCATCGAGAACATGGCCGAGATCGACCCCGTGAAGGACTACGAGGTTGAGTGCCAGGTGATCGGGCCCTACGTCATCATGTGCCGCTTGAACCCGGACCCGATGCGCCGCCGGCCGTTCTGGAAGGCCTGCTATTCAGCAAAGCCGGGATCGTTTTGGGGCCACGCGGTCCCCGAGCTTGCGGAAACCAGTCAGAAAATGTGCAACGCGGCCGCGTCGGCCCTTGCAGACAATATGGGCATGGCTTCGGGCCCGATGGTTTGGGTGCACACCGATCGGCTGGCAGACGGAGAATCATCGGTCGACGTTTTTCCATGGCGCGTGTGGCAACTCCGTTCGGATGCAACCCAGGGCGTGAACCCCGGCGTGGGCTTCTTCCAGCCCGATAGCAACGCCACCGAGCTTCAAAACATCATCGACAAGTACGACCTGCGTGCCGACGATGACACGGGGATCCCCCGCTACACCTACGGCAACGACCAGCAGATCGGTGGCGCGGCCGACACCTATGCTGGCCTTTCCATGCTGATGAACAATGCCGCGAAGGGGCTACGTCGCGCGATCACCAACGTGGATCTCAACGTCATTGAGCCGCTGCTCCAGATGGTGTACGAGTTCGAGATGCTGTGGGGCAAGGACGAGACGATCAAGGGGGATGCCTACATCGAGGCGCGCGGCGCAGCGGCCATCCTCGTCAAGGAAGCACAGCGGCAGGGCCGGATGCAGGCCCTCCAGGTGGTCGGGGCCAACCCCATGGCCATGCAGATCGTCGGGCTCACCGGGTACGCCAAGCTGCTCACCAATGCCCTGCGATCGATGGACGGGGCCGACGATGAAGTGGTGCCGAGCGATAAGGACGTCCAGAAAATGCAGGACGCACAGACACAGCAGCAGGCACAGGCATTGCAACAGGCACAGGCGCAAGCTGCCGCCCAACAGCAATTTATTGCCGGCGAGAATCAGAAGGACCGCGACACCAAGATACAGGTGGCCACCATTCAGACCGAAGGGCATCAGAAGATCGAAGGAGCAAAGATCGGCGCCAAGGCGGCCGAGGTCGCCAGCAAACCCAGGAACATTGTCTTTCATCACGATGAGCGCGGCAATATCATCGGGATGTCGCCTGGTCCCGAAGGAGGGGCCAAGTCGGCTCCGGCGGCCAAGCCCGCTGCGAAACCGGCAGCACAACCTGGGGGGGAATGATGGCCCATATCGGCACGAGCTACACGAGGAATTCCGGGTACTACGTCAACGACAACCGCGTGAGCGGTGGCACCAAGGAGGAAGACGACGTAAAGACCTGCACGCACTGTCAGGCGATCCTGCTGATGCGCCGCTGGAAGCACTACGGCGGTTTCTGCCGGCAGTGCAACGCGCCCATCTGCGGGCAGTGCGGTGAGCGCATGGAGATTTTCGGTTGCGAGCCGTTCTTGAAAAAGATGGAGCGCGAATTTGGAATGGCGGAATCCATCCGCAAAGCACTGGAGTGGGGCCCGGCCCCTCCGGGCGCTGTGATCGTCAGTCCCGGTCGCACATAGAAAGGTAGGGCAATCATGGCTCAGTTCACGGGCAACCAGGCAGCATTCACCCCCTCGACGTCGGCGGACAACTTCGTCCTCGATTGCGGCACTTCCGCGGCTTCCATTGGCCGCGTGAAGATGTTTTCCTGGGGCGGCAACTTGAACACCGCGACCTCGTATCGCACCCGCTGGTTCCGTCCCACGACCGTCGCATCATCGACCTTCACGGGGGTGGGCACGGTGCAGGGCACGAACCCCGGCGCGACTCCGACCTGTCGCTTCGGCACCTTTGCGACGGTTTCCACGCCGCCAGCCGAGCCGGGTGGTCTGTTCGAGGCGGCCTGGAATGGCTTTGGTGGTGGGGGCACGATCGTTCTCCCCATCGGCGGCGAATGGCAAATCTATTCGTCCAACGCCACCGTGACCACGACGGGCCAGATCGCGTGTCGCAATGCTGCTGGTGTCGACGCCAACGGCTCGCATTACGACATTTCCTGGGAGGAATAACCCCCACCTGGCAGGTGCTTGGGGAGGGCCATTGGGCCCTCCCCGCGCTCGCCCATTGAGGTCCCATGTATATCGTCGCCCCGGTCGAAACGTCGCCTGGTGGGTCTTCCACGGACACCATCACGTTCACGATGCCGGGGCCTGGCGTCATTTTCGTGCACACGGATGGCCAATCGCCTCCAGCAAATTCGGTCGCATCCAATGTCAACGGCGCCTTCACCGAGATCCAGTTCGCGTCAAACCCGTTTTCCTCCGGCCTGTATCCCGGCATCTGGAAGCTCGATGGCGCTGCGGGCGCCACGCACACCATCTCGCTGTCGGCGCCGGCCGCGACCATGTATTACAACTTCGCGGTCGGGGTTGTGGGTGGGCAATACGATGGATCGAATCAGAACGGCAACAACTTCCTGGGCACGGGCTCCGATGTCAATGCCAGCGGGTCGATCACGACCAGCGGCGCGGACATCGTTTTCGCGTTCTTTGCGGCGTTTTCCGGTGGTGCCCTGCCCACGGTGGGCACGAGCCCGATCGCTTTCACCAACATCGCTCTGCCGCTTGGCGCCCCCAACAAAAACCTGCTCGAGTATTACGCGCAATCAGGTCCAGGCGCGATCAACCCCACGGCCGGCAGCACGGTCAATGGTGGTGTGCAGGGCTTCACGTTCGCAGCTTCTCCCATCAGCGGCATCCTGCTGCCTGGTCGGCCCAAATTCATCCTGCCGTGAGATGCCATGCCATCCGTAGCCGATAGAGTCAAGGAGACGAGCAACACTGCGGGCACGGGCACGCTCACGCTTGCCGGCGCGGTTGCGGGCTACCAGTCCTTCGCCAGCGCGTTTGCCACGGGCACGGTCGTCTACTACTGCATCGTCGATGGCAATGCCTGGGAGGTCGGGTATGGCGCGTTCACGACCAGCGGCACCACGCTCGCCCGCACGACCATCCTGGCCTCAAGCAATTCAGGGGCGGCCATCAACTGCTCCGGTGCGGGCGAGATCGTCTTTTGCACCATGCCGGCGGATGCGAAGACCAATGGCTCGCAGACGGTGAACGAAAGCATCTCCGGCGATCAGCTTCGCATCAGCATTGACACGTCCTATCTGCGGTTGGGCTCTTGGAGCGTGACCGCTTCGGGGGCGCTTTACACGCTCCTGGGCGATTACGCGATGGTGTACTGGACGCACAACACGGCTCTGGATGCCAACGGCAATTTCCTGGGCGCCGATGACAATGGCTCGTGCCAGCTTTGGGGCTTCACGGAGCACGGGTTGGAATTCCAGTACACCTGCCCCACCACCACGGCCGGCCAGGTGCCGGGCACGGCGTTTCCCTGGGTGCAGACGCGCAGTTTCAATTTCATCACTGGTGCCCTGACCGGCGCGGTGCAAGGCGTGGGCTACGCGATGGCGCGCGGCCTGGCGCTTCCATAGGAGGCATGAATGGCCGCAAACACAGCACCGATCTTCACCGCCAAGGGCGACACATCGACCAACGACGGCAACAATATCCCGACGAACCTCACGACGGCGGCGGCCGATTACACCGGGGTCAGCGCGAACAATGCGATCTTCTTCACCGCTGGATCCAATGGCGGGTACATCGAGCGCATCCGCTTCAAGGCCCTGGGAACCAACGTGGCGAGCGTGGCGCGCATCTATCTGAACAACGGATCGGCGCACACGACCGCGACGAACAACGTGCTCTATGGCGAGTTGGGGCTTCCGGCCACCACGGCGATCGCCACGGCGCCCACGGTCGACCTGGATTACCCGATGGGTTTCGTGCTGCCCGCCGCCTGGACGATCTATATCGGCCTGGGCACCACGGTCGCAGCCGGTTGGACGCCAACGGTCATCGGCGGCCAGTACTGACATGCTCGACCTCCAGCACATCGTCGGCAATGCGGTAAACGACGTCCAGACGTTCCGGGCCAATTCGGTGACGCCGGGCGCCGCGTGGGTGCCGTGGCGGCGGCGGCGCGGCACGACCATGGCGCACATTCTCCTTTTGGGGGGTGGCGGCGGTGGTGGGAACGGCGCCGTGGGCGCGGCATCGACCGCAGCCGGTGGTGGTGGGGGTGGGTCCAGCGGCATGATCGTGGGCATCATCCCCATCCTGCTTTTGCCTGACACGCTTTACGTGAGCGTGGGATTTGGGGGCTCGCCCAACAACGCGGGCGGCACGACGTACCTTTCGCTGGGCCCGAACACCACCCTTCAAAACGTGCTTTTGCAAGCCAATGGCGGCAGCGCGGGCGGTAACGCATCCGGCGCGACGGCCGGCGCAGCGGGCGCGGCCGGCACCGTCTCGAATGGTTTGTCGTATGTCTTCGGAAGTTTCTACGCCCTTTCCGTCGCCGGTCAGCCTGGAGGCGTTGGCGGTAATAGCCTTGGCTTGTTTGGTGGCGGGCTCATTGTCGGCGGCGGTTGTGGGGGTGGTCCCGTGGGAACCGCCGGGTCCGTTGGCGCTACAGGGGGCGCATTCAGCGGGGCCGGTGTTTTTCTGTCGGTGCCCGGTGGCGCTGGCGGTGCGACATCGACCTCAGCGGGCTCGCCGGGCTCAAACGGGATTCAGCTTTCCCCAAAAACCGCCATGTGGTGCGGCGGTACGGGCGGCGGATCGAGCGGCGCGGCTTCCGGCGCGATAGCGGGCGGCCCTGGCGGCGCGGGAGCGATCGGATCCGGTGGTGGTGGTGGTGGTGGGTGCTTCACGGGCGGCACCGCTGGTCCGGGTGGTCGCGGTGGCGATGGCCTGGTCATCATCATAAGCTGGTGAAATGGCTCTCGGGTATGACCCGCTAAGCGAAAACCCACTCGACGGGCTACCCCCATCGGGTACGTCCCTTCCTGCCCGCGCGTACACGGTTGCCCCTGACCAGGGGGCCCTGGCGGCGACGCAGGGCGGAGCGATCACGTCCAAATGCGTGGGCCTGCTCATGGTGGCTGCGCTCGCAGTGCCGGGCGCGGATCTCACATTCGGAACCCATGAAGCAGCGGTAAAGCAGGCGGGCCAGTGGGCCACCTGGACGAGCCCGAACCATGCGGTGCAGGCTGTCACCAGCGCGCCGCCGCGCTCGTATGTCGCGCAGGCGCCGCCCGACACCACGCAGCCGGTGGCGGTGTTCACGCCGGGCCTGGGGTACACGCTCGCCGCGCCGCCGATCCGGCCAATCACGGCAAAACCGCAGGACGATCCAACGCAGATCGCGGCGCAGATCCAGCCAGGCCTGGGCTCCACGCTCGCCCGGCCGCCGATCACGCCCACGGTCACGATCCCGCAAGCGGACCCCACGCAGATCCAACCGGTGCGCGCGCCGCCTCTGGGCTTCACGCTGGCCGCGCCCGTGGTGCGCCCCTTCGTCGCGCTCCCGCAGCAGGACCCGACGCAGCCGCCGGCTGTCACGTCGACCCCGAATTACGCGCCGCCGCCGGCCGCCACAGTCCCGCCGCTGGTGCCGTACCTAGCGCGCGGGCAGGACGATCCCACCGAGGTCCAGCCGGTCTACGCCCGGCCCCTGGGCAACACGCTGGCCACGCCGATCATCCGGCCATACCAGGCAGGACCCCAGGCGGATCCGACGCAGATCCAGCCCGACTATTACGCCCCGCTGGCCGACACGGTTCCCGAACCGCCGCCGCGCCCGTATGTCGCCCGGCCGCAGGATGACCCGACGCAAATTCAGCCGCAGGTAAGCGACGGCCTTGGCTACAGCCTCGCCGCGCCCGTGGTGCGCCCATTTGTGGCGCTGCCGCAGGCCGATCCCACCCAGGTGCCGGCGGCCTGGCTGGCGCCGAACTATGCGGCCCAGGTCATCACGGTGCCCCCGCCGGCCATCCAGTACGTCAGCCGGCCGCAGGATGACACGACCGGGCCCCAACCGATCACCCGGCAGGCCCTCGGATTCACGCTTGCAGCGCCCCCATTGCGCTCGTGGGTGTCTGCACCCCAGGCGGACCCGTCGCAGCCCGCAGCGGTCATTCTGTCCCCGAATTACGCGCCACAGGCGAGCCCCACGATCCCGCCGGTCATCCCGTTCGTCGCTCGTCCCCAGGATGACCCCAGGCAGACCCCCGCCGCGTGGCTGGCGCCGACCTATGCCGGGCAGATCGTCAACACCCCGGTCATCTTGCCGTACCTGGCTGCGCCGCAGCAAGATCCGACCCAGTACCAGCCCCAGGTGTCCGATGGGTTGGGTTACACGCTGGCCGCGCCGCTGCTGCGCCCCTACCTCGCCCGGCCACAGGACGATCCGACGCAAATCGCAGCCCTCATCGAGGCGGGCCTGGGCTCGAGCCTGGCCGTTCCGCCCATCCGGCCTTTCGTCTCGATTCCGCAGGCCGACGTTTCACAGGTCGCGCCTTTCGTCTCGCCAGGCCTGGGCTCCACGCTCGCCCGCCCGCCGGTCACCCCGTTCGTGGCGCTCCCGCAGGCCGACCCGACACAGGTTCCGCCGGTCACGCTGACCCCGAACTACGCCAGCCAAGCAGTCATCGTTTCGACCCCGCAGCCTGGCATGGTTTTCGCCTACCAGGCCGACCCGACGCAGATTCCCGCGACCTGGACCAGCCCGAACTACGCCGTCCAGGTGGTTCCGGTGCCTGCCGGCCTGGATCCCGCGACGGTGGGCCGGCGCAAGCACACGAATGTCACCTACACATGGGGCTCGCCAGGTGAGCCCAAGCCGGCCAAGATCGAGAAAAAGAAGGCCTCGAAACCGGCTCCCAAGCCCGCCGCGCCGTCCAAGCTGCTGCTGAGCCTGTTCGCCAAGGGTGGCATCGGGGAAATGCCCTTCCCGGTTGACAAACCGGCGCAAATGCAACCTCCGGCGGTTGACAAAACGCCGAAAAAGCAGGATCCGCCCTGGCCCGCGTCGCTGGCGCGCGTGGAGCCCCCGCCGGCCGTCGACCCGGAGAAGTTGGCGCTCGAGGCGCGCGCCGCCGAGGCGGTGGCCGAAGCCGCCCGGCTCAAGGACGAGATCGAGCGGGTGCAGGAACGCATGGTCGCCATCGAGGCGGCCATGGAAGCGCAACTGGACGAAGCCCGGCGGGACGCCGCCGCGCACGCTCGTCGGGCTCGAGCAGCCGAGGACGAAACCACCCGCGAGATCGCCCGCCGGGTGGAGGAGCAACGCCTGGCTGAGGAGGAGCTACGCCGGGCCAAAAACAACCTGATTGCCATCCAAGCGGCCATTCAGGTGTTCTTTTCGGACGATCCCGACAGTTTGTGAGTGCTTGCTAACGTAAGCATGGGTCTGTAGCATCGCCGCCACTAGGGGGCTCTGTGCTGACTCAACTGGATCAATCCGACCTGCAATTCCTTTCGCGCCTCGGCACGAACCCGGAATTCGGGCCATTGCATTCAATTTTCAGCAGAGAGCTTGCATCCCATGACGCCAAGTGCCGGACCCTGGATGGACCGGCCCTTTACCGCGCGCAGGGCGTCTCGGAGTGGCTGGTCAGCTTCTCCAAGAAGGTCGCCACGGCAAAGGAAGAACTTGAACGCACCGCGCGGGCTCCGGCTCGTCAGTCGCCGCGCGCAGTTTCGCCACCCGCTGAATCAAGTGGTGGCATCCAATGATTCGGCCAGCATTCATTGACCAGTGGATCGGCTATCAAGGAACCCAGTAATCGTGAACCCAACCGTCGATTCAGGCCCCAAGCTACCTCGGCAAATCGTTGCGCAGCACGCCGCCGCGCTCGCCTTGCAGAAAGCCGGGGAAGAACCTCCTCCGTCCGATCCCCCTGCGGCAGATCCACCGCCGCCGGCTCCCGCAGTACCCCCGGCGTTCACCGTGGAGCAACTTCTGAACGCCCCCGATCCCGCCAAGGATTCATCGCGTGACTACTGGCACGCCCGCGCACAGGCCGTCGAAGGCTTCCGGCGCGAGGACAATGCCCGTGCCGCTCGAAAGATCCAGGCGCTCGAGGCGCAGATCGAAGACCTGACCACGAAGAACACCGCGCTGGTGAATTCCCAACCGGCGATGCAGACCCCGATAGACCTGTCCAAGCACTTCACCGAAGACGAAATCGAATCCATCGGCCACGATCGCGCCACGGCAATCCTGCGTGCAAGCACGCAAGCTGCGGAGAAGCTGATCAAGGAAAAGGTGGATGCCGCTGTCAAGCCGCTGCTGACCCAGCGCACCGAAGCGGCCGAAATGAATCTTCAGGAGAAGAAGCGGCAAATGATCGCTGACCTCGACGCCGGATTCCCGACGTGGCGGGTCACCGACAATGACCCGCGCTGGCTACAGGACTATCTGTCTCGCGTCGAACCGACAACTGGGATGACGTACCAGGAGATCCTCAACGGGCACAAGGCGAATTTCAACGGCAAGGGCATCGTCAAGATGCTCAACTCGTTCGTTCTCTCGCTCTCGCCCGTCGCCGTGCCCGCAGTACCTCCCGTCACACCGCCGACCCTCCGGGGCGATGGTGGCGACGCGCCGCCCAATCCAGATCCGGGAGCAGGCGATGGCAGGGTGCTGACGGCCGCAGAGATCACTGAGGGCTACCAGCGGAAAGTCCATTCCATCAATGGCAAGCCGAAATTCACGGACGATGAGTCTCGCCTTTTCGATGCGCGGGTGACAGCACAGATGAATCGAGCCGGTCGCGGCTAAGCCGCCCCTCGCATCTGCGCACTGAACCCCAAAGGAGCATCACATGGGCGGTCCAGCACGCACTGGTGGGTATCCGCAGTACGATCCCACCGGAACGGTCAACTTCAACCCGGTCGTCTATTCGGGCAAGCTGGTCGAAAAGTTTTACAAAACGACGGTCTTTGGCGAGATCGCCACCACCGATTACGAAGGCGACATTGCGGGCTACGGCGCGCAGGTCGTGATTCGTACCGTGCCCGACATCACCGTGTCGGCGTACATCATCGGCCAAGGCCTCACGCCGCAATTCCCGTCGCGCAATTCCGTCACGCTCAACATCAACCAGGCCTATAGCTTCAACGTCGGCCTGAACATCGTTGACGTGCGGCAATCGGACGTGGACCTTTCCGACATTTTCGCCAATGACGGATCGATCCAACTCAAGATCGCCGCCGACGCGGACATGCTCGTTACGATCCCGACGCAGGTGGACACCAGCAACACGGGGAACTCCGCCGGCACGGATTCGGGGAACATCTACCTGGGCACGCTTGCCGCGCCCTTGACGATCATCCCCACGGGCACGACCACGACCACCACCGAAACCGTCGTCGATCACGTCACGTTCATGGGACAAGCCCTGGACGAGAACAACGTGAGCGACGAGGGCCGCTGGCTGGTGGCGCCGCCCTGGTACATCAACCTGCTCAAGCGTTCGGACCTTCGCATCGCCTCCCTCGCGGGTGACGGTGTGTCGATCCTGCGCAACGGCAAGGTGGGCGTGGTCGACCGCTTCAGCATTTACCAGTCGCGCAACATTGCGAAGAACACGGCCGGCACGACGTCCTGGTCGATCATGTTCGGGCATTCGGCTGGCCTCGCGTTCGCCGCGCAGATCGTGGAAGCGCAGATGATCGACAACCCCTCCGATTTCGGCTACCTCATCCGTGGCCTGATGGTGTTCGGGTTCCAGGTCATCGGTGCAACCTACATCGGCACGTCCTACGCCCACCCGTGATCCAGGGCCCTTCGGGGCCTTGGCTTCTGGACAACTTTAGGAGTTAGCAATGTCCAACGTGAAAAAGGGTTCGGGCAGCGGGGTTCCCTCGGAACTCGCAATGCCCGGCATGACCGGGGCCGTGAAGGTCACGCCCAACACCATCGACGGCGAAATGGCCGGCATGGCGGGCAAGGCGAAGATGAATTTCAAGCATCCTCCCCTGGGCCCGGAACAGAGCTACGAAGACGGCGAGATGCGCAACCCGGCTGGCGAGGAAGACAAACCCTCGAAGATGGGCGGCAAGGCCGGCATCAAGCACCGCTCGACCTCGGGTGCACCGGGCCATACGATCACCGGAAATTGATCGTTGATTGAAGATCCCGGTCGGCGCGGTGCCGGCCGGGGCCTCTAAGGAGATCCACCGTGGCAAAAGAAGTAACGAAGAATTACCAGCCCGAAGCGCAACGCCTTTGCGTGCGCGAAGACGGGTATCTGTGCATGGCCAACACCATGGGCATCAATGCGAGCATGGGCAACTCGGGCATGACCCTGCGCCCCTACCCCGGCTCCGTCAGCGATCCCCCGGAAGTGATCCAGGCATTCCTCAAGGGCACCAGCACAGAGGGCAGCATCGATCGCGCCGCGCTCGAGGCGGGCCGCTTCAATTTCGACAACATGAGCCGGGCGGAACTGTGCGATTTCGCCATGGACGAGTGGGGATTCGATCTCAACTACCTCAAGACCGCGCACGCGACCCGTGAGATGGTCAAGGAAATCAAGGCCAACGGTGGCCGGATGCCAGAGGAGGGCGCACCGCCCGCACCCGCCGCTGTGGTGCAGGCCGCCTCCAGCGCAAGCTCGGGCATCGGCGTGAAGGCGTGATGTGGCCGCCCTGGTCCAGGATGTAGCAATCTCCGTGCGTGGGGTCCTGCTGGACCCTTCGCCCGGAACCACCTGGCCGGACGCGCTCCTGCTCGAGTGGTTCAACGACACCCTGGCCGCCGCTGCCAACCTCAAGCGGGACATCAACCCCCAGGTAGTTCCAATGCCGCTGGTGGCCGGTTCCGTGCAAACCGCACCCTCCACGGTTCTCCAGATCCTCGAGCCCTACTTCAACACCGCCAGCAAAAACGGCGTCACGAAGGCCAGCCAGGAACTCATCAGCCGGCGCATCCCCAACTGGCGCACGATCACGCAAACCGTCGACGCGCTCGACATCATGCTCGATGACCGCGCGCCCACGCAGTTTTATTGCTACCCGCCCAACAACGCCACCGGCTCGATCACGGCGCTGTGCGGCGTGATTCCGATCATCTCGAGCCCCACGTATCCGCTCATCACGTGCACGGTGCCCCTGCCCGTGCCGGACAATTACCGCTTTGCCATAGAGGCGGGGATCCTGAGCCGCGCCTATGGCGCCAATTCGCGCCGGCAGGACATCGCCAAGGCCAATTTCTACTACCAGCAATTCGAGGCCGGCATCAAGAGCGGACAGATGGCGCAGCTTGCCGTGGCCCCTGAGAATGCGGCCAAGGAGATCGCGTAATGTCCAGCGGCACGTTCTCCCTGCTCGTTGGGCCACCGAACCCCTCCCTGGATGCGCAGAGCTTCGCCGGGGCGATCACCGCAGGGCAACTCACGCCGGCCTCGACCCCCGTGGCCAGCCTGGTGGGCGACCTCGCCGCGCGCGTGCGCCAGGCGCCGATGTCGGTCGTGCAACTGGCCTACATGCGCGCCTGCCGCGATTTCTGCAAGCGATCGATGTGGCTCAAGCGCCAGATCACGGCGGCGCCGGTCACCGTTGGCCAGGCCCTCTACAACTTCGGGTCGGACGCCACGCTCGAGGTCATCGGCGTTTCCGCCGCTGCGATCCAGCAGCAGAACGCCACGTGGATCGACATTCGATCCGCCGACCAGGCGACCTTCGATCCGAACCAAAAGAACGATATTCCCCAGTGGTACTCGTATGTCCCGGAGAACATGGTCGTGCTTTATCCGACCCCGGACTACACGTACAACCTGCGGACCTCGCTCATCTGCCAGACCGCGCTCAACGCCACCGCTGTCCCCAACGACCTCATCAACAAATTCAACATCGTCATCGAGGAGGGTGCGATGGCGCACCTGTACCTGATGGACAAGGAGCCCTGGTTCAGCCCGCAGCTTGCCGAAAAGGCGATGGAGGCCTTTTGGGATGGCATCGGCCAGGCGCGCACCTGGCGCGATAAGGGCAACCAGCAGGGCAGCGTGCGCGCGACCCCGCGCAATTTCATTGCGAGGTAGCCATGCCCACGTTTGCGGTGGTCATGGTCACGCAGGGGAACCGGCCGACGCAGGCTGCGGCTGAGGCCTCCGTGCACCGCCAGCTTCCCGCCGGCATCGATTTCCACGTCCTGCTCGACAAGACCACGGACGGCACGCTCGCCGGCTGGAACGACCTCATCTGGAAATCACGCGACCTGGCCGATTTCGTGGCCTTCGTGGACGATGACGATCTCGTGGAGAACGATTCGATCGCCATCCTTCAGCAGTGCATTCTGTCGACGCATGCGGATGTCGCCTTCACCTGTGAGCGCGTGGCGCACGCCGATGGCCGCACGATCGCCGACCGGATGCCGCGCCAGACCCCGACCTATGGGGACATCGCCATGTACCCCATGGCGTCTCACCACCTGGCGTTCTTGCGCACGGCCCACGTCGCCCCCGAGGCGCTGGTCATGCACGCGAACACAGGAGCCCCCGTCGACTGGACGATGCGCGCCTGGGTGGCCACGCACGGCCGCGCGATGCACGTTCCCATCGTGGGGTATACGTGGCTCAAGTACGATGGCAAGGAGCCTGGAGTACCGCGCAGCGCGTACCAAGCCGCCGGACTTGAGATGGTGAAGTGGGCCGGCGCGCGCGCAGTTGAGCGCGTGGAAGTCTGGAATCCCTGATGGCCCTCGATGTCGGCACCTTCAAGGGTGAGGCGCCCCGCATCGCGCCCCGCCTGCTGCCCAACGACATGGGGCAGCTATCCACCAATGCCCGCCTGATCTCCGGCAACCTCGAGGCCTGGAAAGACTTTACCTCCTCGACCACGCAGCAGATCCAGCCCAATCCGATCACGATCTACTACCTCGATGACCAGCTTTGGCTGACCTGGGGTGGTACGAGCCCGGTCAAGCTGCTCATGCACTTCGATGACGTGGCGGGCAACACCTGGATCGATGTCTTCGGGCACACGGTCATCGACCAGACCAGTTGCGGCCCTGGCTTCACGCAAGAGAATTCCGTGGTGCTGTTCGGCGCGGGATCGGTCGAAGGCTTCAACTACTGCTTGAACCTGGAGGTCACCAGCGGCATCAGCGATTTCAATTTCGGCACGGGCGACTTCACCATCGAAGTGGCAATGCAGTGGACCAATGACATCAACGTCTTCATCTGGTCCCAGGCCAATTACCCGAACCCGAACCTGCAATTCCAGTTCACGTCGGGGACGGGCTTCACGATGGCGCTTGGCGCCGGCACGCAGACCGTTGCCTACACCACCGACGTGTTCAACACGTGGCACCGCTTCTGCTACATGCGCAAGAGCGGCAGTTGCTACATTTTTGTCGATGGCGTGGTCATCGGTTCGTATGCAGACCCGAGCAATTACGGCGGCGGCGTGCTTTCTAACCCCGACATTTTCCAGGTGCTCTCTCCGACATTGGGCAATTTCTACTGCGATGAGCTTCGTGTATCGGCCATTGCCCAGTACCCCATCACCGGGTACACGGTGGCCACGAGCGCCTTCACCGATGTGCCGGGCGGATCGGGCAACGTGGAGGTCGACGTGGCCAAGATGGCCATTGGTGGCGACACCAGCTATCGCACGATCTTCTGCGGCACCGACGTTCCGCGATTCACCGACCTGGGCTTGGCGAGCGGCCTGGTCGATGGATCCGGCCATCCGATCACCGGCTCCTCATCCCTGCAAAGCGGCGCGCTGCCCAGTGGTGGGCCGTTCCCGATCTACTCGCGAAAGTTGGGCGTCCCCAATCCTTTGGTGGCCATTGCCAGCCCCAAGCTCGTGCCTGCTGGTCCGGGAGCCAATGCCCTCACGATCACGGAGACGTTCGACGGAGCAACGCAGTGGAACCTGGTCGATGGCCAGCCGGGTTTCGGAATTGCCGACATCCCGCTCACTGGCGGGAATCCGGGGGCGTGCCTGAACACGCGCGCGATCGGTGGGAACCTGGCCTATGGCTGGAAGACCTTTGGGATTGAGAACACGGATGCCAGCACGGTCCAGGTGGATTTTGCGTACCAGCGCAACAATTACGATTACGAGCAGCAGACCACGCTGACCTTTTTCTGCTGCCTTGACTCATCGGTGAGCGGCACGCTCATCAATTTGCAGGTGGAGCCTTCGGGCATCAACTGGAACACGCAGGCGATCAACAGTGGCGCCTACGGCGGCATCATCCAGACCGGATCAATTGCGTCGGTATCGATCCCGACGTGGGTCGCCGATCCCTCCGGCGACCCGAATTGGACGGGGCCCTGGCGCAATAACCACTGGTACACGGCAACGCTGACCATCACGCCGCAGGCCAATCCCAACGTCTGCCAGATCACGCTGGTCATCATGGATGGTTCCACCACCGTCCTCACGATCACGTCCAACGCGAACCTGCCCAATGCGGGCCCCGGTTTCGGCTTTGGTTGCACGGTCCCCGCTGGTTTTTCGATGCCGTACTGGGCCGAGATCAATTTCGACAACCTCATCATCAACGGCACCGGCCCTGCGACAACGCCGGCCAGTATCGAGGCGACCAGTTATCTCTACACGCTCGTGAACGACCTGGGCGAGGAGTCCGGTCCCTCGCCTGCGATGACCACTGCGGACGGCACGGGCGTCATTCAGCGCCCCGCCGGCCAGGGCGTGCAGGTCACGCTGCCTGGCACGCTGGCGGCCACGGGGGTCGACGTCAGCTATTTCTACGGTGGGACCACGTACATTCCCACCACGCAGATCCCGCCCAACGCCTCGATCCCATCGCCCTCGATGAACCTGTACCGCGCGGTCACGGGCTCGAGCGGCACGTCGTTCCTGCTGGTGGAGGCGAACATCCCCTTTTCCGGCGGATCGTCCACCGTGTACGTCGATTCCGTGGCCGACGCGGCGCTCAGCGAGGAAATCGCGAGCCTGCTGTGGAGTCCGCCGGACACCAGCATGGTGGGCATTCTTGCCCTGCCCAATGGAATCTACGCCGGCTTCCATGGCAACGAATTGGATCTCGCGGTGCAGGCAATCCCGCACGCCTGGCCGATCGAATACCGGCTCAATTTCGACTGGGACATTGTGGGCATCGAGGCGATCGATTCCACCATCGTGGTCTGCACGAAGAAATTTCCGTACCTGTGTTCGGGCAACACGCCGGATGCCTATTCGTCCACCAAGGCGAGCTATCCCTACGCCTGCGCGAGCAAACGATCGATCAAATACTTGAAGGGCATTGGCGTCGTGTTCGCCACCTTTGAGGGCCTGGTGGCCATCGCGGGTCCGGGCATCGAGAAGCTGATTACCGAATCGCTTTTCTCCAAAGACGAGTGGCTGGCATTGAACCCGTCTTCGATGATCGCCGACGTCAACGACAACCGATATTTCTGCTGGTACACCACGGTTGGCGGAACGAAGGGCGGCTTCTACATCGACGTGAACGATGGCGCGGCGGGCAAGGTGTCCATGGGCCAGCACGTGATCGCCCGCTACAACGATCCGCTCACCGACACGCTGTATGAGGTCCTGGACTACAGCAGCACGGGGACCACCACGGGGATCATCGTGGGCTTCAACACGGCCGCTTCCACGCTGATGCCGTACACCTGGAAGTCCAAGCAATTCTTCCTGCCGTGGCCCACCGCTTACCAGTTCTGCCGCGTGAGCGCGGATAGCTATGCGAGCCTCACGCTCAACCTGTTTGCCGATGGCACGCAGTACGGTGGCAACATCACCATCACGTCGCAGACGGAATTCTCGCTGCCGCTGCCTCCCAATGGCGTGTGTTTCAAATACTTCGAGTTTGAATTGATCGGCACCGACAAGGTGAACCGGGTGCAATTCGTGGAGGACATCGAGGAGTTTCAGTGACCTTCCGGCCGGGGTTCCCTTCGGTCGGGACACCCCGCGACGCCACGCGCGCCACGCAGGTGGCCATCGACAACATCCGCGCACGCCTGGCGCAACTCGAGTCCGAGCTAACCGCGCTCACCAGCACCACGCAGCAATCCGTCGTCAGCCTTCAGTCGTCGGTGGCGGCGGCCACGGCAGCCTCCTCGTCGTCGACCTCAAGCGCCGTGACGTACACGGCGGCGGTCAACATCACCGCTGGCCAGGCTGTTTACGAAAGCTCCAGCGGGTACGTGTCGGTGGCCGATCCCACGGTGCTGGCCGGATCGTATGCGGTCCTGGGCGTGGCGCAAAAGACGGTGGGGGCGGGCTCAAAGATCACGGTGGCCACGGATGGCCAGGTGGCGATCATCGGCGGCGGGCTCACGGCGACCTACCCGGTGTTCTGTGGCCCGCTTGGCCAGCTTTCCCAGTCGCCTTTCTACGGATACCCGGCCCTCCAGGTGGGCATTGCCCTGTCGCCCACGCAGATCCTCGTGCACCCCGATAACCAGTTGATCGCCGTGCTGGTGAACGGCACCACGGTGGGCTACCGGCGGGCCATCAATTTCATCGTCAACGGGTCCGTCGCCCTGTTCGGCGCGGACAATCCCGGCCAGAACCGTGTCGACATCACCATCGGCTCCGGCGGCACGATCGTGGGCCTGCGGCCGACGCCGAGCTACGTGGCCCTTCCCCAGGTGGACGCCAACATCATCGCGCCGCAGATCCGCGCGAGCCTGCATGTGGCCAATTTCATGCCGCCCCGGCCATTTGTTGCGTCGCCAGGCAACCAGCCGGGCAACGGCGCGGCGTTCGGCGCTGGTCAGGTCGCGGGGCACTGATGGAAATGTGGCCCACCACCATCGAGGCCGTCTGGCCGCTGGTCCGGGAGAAGGCCTTGCCCGAGCTACAGCGCAGCCCAGGGGGCGCCATGGCGCTCATGGAGCAATGCCGGGAAGGCCGGGCGACGGTTTGGCGGGGAAAAGAGGCGGTTTTCGTGCTTTCCCTGGCCCCGAACGGGGACGGCGGTCTGGATCTTTTCGTCCGAATGGCGGTATCCTTGGCGCCGGACGCCGACGTAATTGGCACCCACCTGGGGTTTCTCCAGCGGGTCGCCTTTGATCTCGGCGCAGATGCAATCCGGTTCCGCACTTTGCGACGCGGCTTTGAGCGCGCTTTGGGCAGCCAGTGGACTCTCGCGCATTGCGAGTACATGACACAGGTGCCCCGTGCAAGATAGCAGCGGAACCGTAGGCCCAACCCCTCAAGAGCAGGCGCTTTCGGCGAACGCCGCGAGCGAATTCCAGCGATATCAGAGCAAGTGGCTCCCCCTCCAGGACCACCTTTCTGATGTCGTGACCTCCATGGGTCAGCCCGATTCCTGGCAGCGCAAGGAAGCGGAGGGCAAGGGCAATACCGACGTCGCGCAGCAATTCGCGCAGATCGCACAGAAGCGCACCGCCTCCACGCTTGACCATGGCATCAATGTCGGGTCATCGGCCTACAAGCTCGGCGTCGCGGCGTCCGCAACCGCCGAGGCTGAGGCCAAAGGTGCGGCGGTCAACAGCGGCAACCAGGCGATTGACAAGGCCTATCTTTCCGGGCTCACCAGCATCACGAAGGCCGGCGAAAGCCTGGCCGGTGCGGCGACGGGCGGCGCGGCCCTGGGCGCCGAAGTCTCCAGCCGCGAAGCGATCACCGGGGCGCAGCTTTCCAATGAGAACCGCGCGAACAACTGGAACATGATCGGCACGGGCATCGGCATGATCGGCGGTTCGCTCACGGGCGGCGCTTCTTCGACGCCCGATACCAATTACGGTTTTGATGCGTCCACTGGGATAGGCGGCGGTCCTGATTATCGGACCACAATGGCCCCCGCCGGCACTGGCATCGACGGCACGAGCGGGAGGGAATGATGGGCATCTCAACCCCCGCCAGCGCGCAACTCGGTGCGGTCACCGCAAACGAGTGGAACGACTACATGCAGCACTTCGCCCCGTATGAAGACACGCTGATCTCCTACGCGACGAACCCGAACCTCGTCCAGCAGAACATGACCACGGCCCTGGGCAACCAGCAGGCATCAAACGCGCAGGCCCAGGGCATTCAGCAGCGCGCGTTGGCGCAGACCGATTCCACGCTAACGCCCGCTGAACAAGCGGAGGCCAAGAAGCAACGCGGGATCAACAACGTCACGGCCAACGTGCAGGCGGCCAATCAGGCCAAGGACGTCACGGTGGCCAATCAGATGGGCATCATGGGTACGCCCATGACCGGCATCACGGGGAACGTCTGATGGCCGGCTTGGAAATGTCCGATCCGAACCTGTCGCAGGGCGGCGGCCTCGAGATGGCCGGCATCGGCGCGCTCAAGACCGCGAACACCGGCTATGAGGCGGCGGCGCAATCCGAATCGGAGCGCAACCAGTACAACTCCAAGGTCGAAGGCGCGAACAAGGCGGCCAACCAGCAAGTCGGTGCGACCGTGGGTGCCGTCGCTGGATCGTTCTTCGGGCCTGTGGGCACCGCGCTTGGCGGCATGGCCGGCGGCATGATCGGAGGGCTTCTTTAATGTACGGCCTCGGCGGTTCCTTCGGCGGCCAGCCTTACACGTCGCCCATCGGCGCGGGGGCCAATGGCATCCTGACTGGGTTTCAACTCGTGCGTCAGCAGCAGGAGCAGGATCGGCAGAACGCTCGTCAGGATGCGCTTGATGCGCAGAACGCTGCGCACCTGCAATTCATGGATCGCAACGAGGCGGACCAGGCGCGGCGAGCCGATTTTAAACAGGCATGGGACGTGCATGACGCTCAGCGCAGGGACATCGGCGATCAGATGAACGAAGTCCTGGCCCGGTATGGTGGCGACAGCCATGCGGCGCAAAACGATCCGCAATTTCAGACCTTGCAGGCGCAAATTCAACAGTGGAACGGCGTGCACAACGCGCTGATGAAGTCGGTCTACAGCGGCCCGCTTTTGCAAGGCCTGGATGATGCGAAGGCCACCACGCAGAAGATGAATGCAGGGCAATTCGATCCCACGCACCCGGCCAACGCCGAGGAGCTTGCGCACTGGACGTCGGTGATGTACCGCCACGACCCGTCGATGCTCATCAAGCGCGATCCGACCAACCCGCAGACGGCAACGCAAAACCAGTTCGGCGCCCCGGTCGAAGGGCAAGGCATCGCTGGAGCCGAGAAGGGTGCGAGCGACCAGGTGGCCGACGCTGGCCAGGCTGCGATGCGCGACGATGGCAGCGCGCTCACGACATCGATGTGGCTGGACGGCGCCAACGATCTCCACCAGGGGCTCAGCACCGGAGATCCGAAGAAGGTGGCCACGGGATTCCAGGCGCTCTACGGCCCGCAGATCGAGGCGGGGCGCCTGGGCTACCTCGACAAGTTGGGCGGCCAGGTCACGTCAGCGGTCATCAACCCGGACAAGCCTTTCGTGCCGACGCCGGACGGATCCAAGGCGATGCCCGTTCTGTCTATGAGCGGGCAGCTTCCAGATGGCAGCACCACGCAGCAGGATTACGCCCCTCCCACGCAGGGCGGCTTCCACCACGACGATAACCAGGACCTCCACGCGCTCGACCTCAGCAAGACTTTCGATTACCTGGGAACGCAGGGCGCGGCGCACTCGATCCTCCAGCACCCGCTCGTCCAGAACAACCTGGCCGACTACATGAAGAACCCGTCGCCCAAGGTGACGGATTGGGCGCAGGCCTACACGGCAATCGGCGCGGGCGATGGGCTCCTCGTGAAGATGGAGCGCGTCGGCAACCATTTCGTTGCGATGTCCTTCACAAAGGATGGGCGCCTGGTTAGCTCGAAGGAGATCCCCGGCTCCCTGCCGCCCACGACGGAATACGAGGCGCGCGAGGAGGCGCTGCGCAACGCAGTGGCCAATGGCGAGACGAACCCGGCCACCGGCCAGCCATGGACCCAAGCCGATGCGGACAATGCGCGGATCTCCGGCATTCAGAAACCCGTGGCCGGCGGCAAGGCGGATGTCGCCGAGCAAAAGTTGCAGATTGCCCTGGACCTGGCCAAGAGGCGTTTTGATAAAGGCGGCACTCAGGAGGATTACGACAACAGCATTGCCTCTCTCGTGGGACTTGACCCAAAGGCGGCCGGGCCGAACGAGAAATTCGTGGAGACAAGCGCCCGCTTGGCTCGCGAGGAAGCCTTGCTCAAGACTGGCCAGTGGGTTGATCCGGTCGGAGGTCTGCGCACAGTCAAGCCCGATGAGGCCAAAGGAATTCAGGCTGGCATCGACGCCGAGCGCGCGGCGCTGGAGAAGGCCTACGGCCCCAACGGTAAGCCCGCGCCAGCGAATGCGGGCATCGGCCCCGGCACGGTGCACACGGTTCCTGGTACGGGCGATCCGAATTCGCAGAACCCAGAGGTCCTCGATCAGGGTTGGGTCACGCGCGCGATGGCGGCAAATCCGACCATGACCCGCGAGCAGGTTGAGGAACAGGGCCGTAAACTAAAGAAATTCACGAAGAAGCCGCCAACGGCGGCGCAGTAGCCCGCCATGGCATTCGTAGATCCAGATGCTCAGGCGGCGTCCGATTTCGTAGACCCGGACGAGGATGCCGGCACCCGCGAGTCGATTGCCGCGATCAACGCATCCGCCGGCGCTGCCATGGTCAAGCTGGCACTGGGCGGCATGTCGACGGTGGCGCGCGCCGCAAAGGCGGCCGGGGATTACGTTTCCGACAAGGTGGCCAGCGCCACGGGCATCAACCTGGGCCACGTTCCCGACGTGCAAGACGCGCTCTTTGGGGCGATGACCGAAGCCGATCAGATGGCTGCAAAGTACCAGCTTCGTCCCGGCCAAAGCCCCAACATCAAGGGCGCCATCGCTGGAGGGGTGCTGACGCTGCCCGAGGCGATGGCCAGTTGGCCGCAACACGGCATCGACGTGGCTAACGACGTGCTGAACCGGGGCGGATCAAAAGCCGAGGCGGCTCAGGCCGCCATCCCGGTCGTCGGCTTCGACGCGGCCATGCAGCTTTTGAAAGTGCCAGAGAGCTTTTTGGCCAAGACCGGCCTGGGCGTGGTGGGCAAACAGGTCGCAAGCCGCAGCGCCATGGCCGGCGGCAACGTGGGCTTGGGCATCGCTCAGCGCGGCACGGAGAACGTCACCTTGCCGGATCGGCCGGAATTTAAGGACATGCAACAGCCGCTCATGCCGAGCGCGGCCGAAGCTGTTTCCGAGGTTGGCATCGGCGCCTTGGCCGGTGGCCCGCATGGCCATACCGAAGCGGCGCCCCGCGCCTCAACGGTTGACCAGCTTCGCCAGGCCGCCGCCCTGCTTCGCGGGGAGATGCCGGAACCCGCGCCGCAGACCAGGGGTATCGACGTCTCGGAGCCGGAGGGCATCAACATGCCCCACCCGAACGACCGGGCCCCATCGATGGACCTCACCCCGGAGAGCTTTGTCGACGATCGCCCGCAGCCGAAGCCCGACACCAGGGGCATCTTGGCCAAGCCGGCGGGCAAGGGCGACGTGGAGGACGTGGAAGCGGCGCCGCCGCCCAAGGATGACATCGGCCAGATCACGGACGAGCAGATCACTGCCGCGCCGGCTCCGAAAGAGGAGGCGCCGGTCATCACCAAATCCGACCGCCAGGTGGAACTTGAGCGCCTGCGCGGCTTGGCGGCCCACCCGGACGTGCAGGCCTCGCTTGACAGGCAGATCAGCGCCGAGCAGGACAAGGCCACAAAAGCCTTTGAGGCTGAGCAGAAACAGCGCCAAGCCGACCAGGCGGCGAAGGAAATGCGGGTGCTGGCCGCCAACACGGACGATCCCAAGATCCAGGCCGACCTGCTGGCCAAGGCCGAGAAGCTGTCGCCCACCCCCAAGCAGGAAAATGCCAAGCCGGCCGCCGAACCCAAAGCGGAGCTCAAGGCCGAATCGAACGCTCCAGAACCGTCTGCCGCGCCAGCGGAGGCTCCAAAAGAGCCGACCCCTCCCTCCAACCCGCCCGCTGGCGCGGCACCCGCTGAACCAGACCCCTACACGCCGGCTGCGCGCGCCGACGATCTGCGGGCCATGGCGCAGCACGAGTCCGGGTGGGCCCAACAGGGCGGCAGGATCATCCGGGGCAGGGGTGAGGGCGAGAGCCACGGCGGTGACGATCCGGTGGTGGGCCGCACGTCCTGGATCCCGCAGAGCGAATGGTTCGGCGAGATGCGCCGGGCGTATCCCAAGGGGGCAAGCCTGTCCCATGAGGGCGACATCCAGCGGGCGGTGGAGAAGGCGATCAAGGGCGAGCCCCTGAAAGCGGCCGAGAAGCGCACCGTCGATCACATGATGGACGAGATCAAGCGGCGGGACGTGGAAGACCACGCCGCGCTGATGCGAAAACACGGGCATGGTGGAGAGCATGTTGACGACGTGGCCGCCGCCGCTCGCCTGCACGAGATTGACCCAAATGCCTTAGAGCGCCTGGCCATCAAGCACCAGGACGACCCCGAGGAACGCGCTTATTACGCTGACGTCCGAAAGGAACTTGATGCCCACACCGCAGCAAGCGATGCAACTCGTGCAGGCGATGAGCCCCGACCAGGTAGCAAGGCTGAAAAACCAGCAGTACGTGGAGACGCTGAAAAAAGCGCCGACATGGAACCAGCAGGCGACGCCCTACGGGATAAACAAGGCCCTGGGAACCCCGCAGCCAGCGACGGTACTGGGGCCGGATCAGAGGTTCAACCAGCCGGGGCCGAGCGCGGAGATGCGCCCGCAGCCGAAGCCGGAAAGTCTGTAGCCGAAAACGTTGAGCGTTTCCGCAGCGAGCTTGCGAATCGGCACGCGCGCGAGGACGCCGCTCAAGGGCGGCTTGACGACATGGAGGAGCGCGGGGAAAGCCCGCAGGAGGTCGCGCAGAAGTTTTGGGAACACACCTACCAGCGCATGCACCCGGACGACCAAAAGCCGTTCCTGCGCCTGCTGCAAGAACATTCGGGCCGGGGCGACAAGCCGGTGGGTGACGTAGCCGAAGCCGCAAAGGATCTTGACCTTCCCGACAAACCCGAGCATTTGGAGGGCGCAAGTCGTGGGTTTGTTGCCATGATGGATGAGGCAAACCATCAATTCGGAGACGAGCGGATTGCCGGTTCCGGTGCAAAGGCCAAGGCCGCCATCGCGCGCGCAAGCGCCGAACCGTTCTCGCTGGAAAACCCGACTCCGCAGACGCTGCGCGAGCGTGAACAGGTGGCCAAGGACGCCGCCGCCGGCCAGCCGCCGCTGCTGCACGGCGGGGTGCCGGAGGGCATTCCGGGCTGGCAGCGGGTTGAGCGCGGCGAATCGCAGCCAAAAGCGCGGCGCGGGGAATCGCCGGAGGACATCAAAAAGGCTTGGGGCGTCCTGGGGGACAAGCCCGGTCAGCCGCGCATGGACGCCACGGTTGCGCACGTCAAGGCCTGGATGGACGCCAACGGCCTGAGCAAATTCCACGAAAAAGTGCGCTACGTGCTGGACCCCGACATGAAGGCCGGCGTGGCTTATGCGGTCCTGGGCGAGGACGGCAGGTACGAGATCCGCGCGCATCCCGACGTGTTCAACGTGCACCCCAACCTGGCCGCCAAGATCATGCTCCACGAGCATGGGCACGTCATGGACTGGAACGGCCTGCTGTATTCGGACCACCCGGATTTTGAGGCGCGCATCGGCGCGGACGGCAAGATGGAGCCCGTGGGCGCCGTCCTGAAAGAACTGGTGGCAGCGGCCAAGCGCGACCCGACCATCGGGCGGTTTTTCGACTACCCGATGAATGCTGTAAAGTGGCCGGAACTGGGCGAAAAGCCATGGAAGTTTCAGGCTGAAATGTTCGCCCAGGCGCTCGTGGCCGCGCGCTCGCGCGACCTCAAGGAGGTGCTGAGCCGTGAAGCCCCGCAAACCGCAAAATTCATCGAAGACGCCCTGGCCCACGCCAAAAAAGAGGGCATCGCCGCCGACAAGCCCACCGGAGCAGACCTCCAACGACTCCGGGATTCCTTCGCTCGATCCCGATCCGATGGAGGCGTTCGAGGGGATGGGGACGTCGCCGCTCGTCTGAGAGAAAAGCTCGAGTCTCCCATAGCCGGAGAGGAGGGCAAGCAAGACGAGAAAGAAGCCAAGACCTTCGGCAAGATCCTCCACGACAACTTCCGGCCGGCGCAGCTTCGACGCATGGCCGAAGCGGCGCGCGAGGAAAACGTCAAGCTGGAGAAGGGCACCGTCGACCCCATGAAGGGCCTGGCCTCCCTGCCCAAGGAGCAGCGAGAGGTCATGGAATTCCTCCAGGGCCGCGGTTACACGGATACGGTCCTGGACCACCTGCTCGGATCCAATTACCACGTTTATGCCGGCGTGCACGTCCCGGAGCGCGAGGGCGAGGGCGGCGGCCTGATGGACACGATCGCCAAATACCTGCACCCCACGTCTCGCGGTGAGATCGCTGAACACCAGGAGGGCATCATGCGCGCCAACTTCGGCGAGATGGCGCGCACCCGCGAACTGGCATTCGAGAAAATGCAGGGCTTGGCCAAGGAATTTGCCAAGCGATCCGCGCAGGAGAACGTCGATTTCTTCGATCGCATGGAGCGCGGCCAGGCCCAACCCACACCGGAGATGCAGAAGCAGGCCGATGCGCTGCGCGCCTTCCTGGACGCCAAGCGCAAGGAGGTCCAGGACCTCGGGACCGGCAAGCTCGAGAATTTCAATGAAAACTACATGCCGCACATTTACCGGGAGAACGAAACCGCCAAGGCCCTTTTCTCCCGCCGGCCGCTGGAGGGCTCCAAGGCATTCCTGATGCGCCGCTCGATCCCATTCCAGAAGGATGCGATGCGCTGGCGCTCCTACGATGAGGACGGCAATTTCCTGGCCAGCCATGACACCCAGGAGGAGGCAGAGGCGGCCAACCAGGCTTATGCCGACAAGCGCCTTGCCGCCGCGCGCGAGGCCTTGCCCAAGGCGCAACTGGAACACGAGGCCGCCAAGGTTGCATTGAAGCAGGCCGACACGGCTCCCAAGATGCGCGCCGGCCTGGAAGCCCGCGACGCCGCCGCCGCGAAGCTCAAGGAAGTGCGTGGCGAGATTGCGTCAGCGCAGGCGTTTGCCGAAAAGGGCGGCTCACCCGCCGGCAAACCGCTCACCCCGATCTCTGCGAACCCCGTGGAATTGGCGCTGCTCAAGGCCCGCGAGATGGATCGTTACATCGCCGGCCAACGGATCTTCGACGAGATGAAGGCGCAAGGCCTGGCCAGCCTGGTGGCCCACGGCGAGAAGACGCCCGTGGGGTACACGAAGATTAACGACAAGATCGCCAATGGCGGGGCCGCTGGCCACTACTACGCGCCCGACGAGGCGGCGACGCTGCTCAACAACCACGTTTCGCCAGGCCTGCAAGGCAATTCAATCTACGACGCAATGCGCGGCATCAGCATGGCGCTCAACGGGTTGCAGCTTGGCCTGTCCGCATTCCACCTGGGATTCACCACGCTCGACTCGATGGTCTCGCGCGCGGCCCTGGCCAACAAGCAACTCTCGCGTGGGGACGTCGGCAAAGCCGCGTACAACTACCTTCAGGCGGTGAACCCCGCGCAGCCTTTCATGAACTACTGGAAAGGCGACAAGCTGCTCAAGGCATACCTGGGCAAGCTCGATTCCCCGGAGATGGCGCCCATCGTCGCGGCCCTCCAGCAGGCTGGTGGTCGGATTCGGCAGGATGACTTCTACCGCAACGCGACGGTCAACGCCTTTCGCAATGCGCTCCAGAACCACCAGTGGGGCCGCGCGGCCAGGACCCTGCTGCCCACGGTACTTGACCGCATCAACGCGCCCATCTTTGAACACTTGGTGCCACGGCAAAAGCTCGGCGTCTTCTTCGACCTGGCCAAGGATCACCTGGAAGCCCACCCGGACGAGGACGTGCAGACCCGCACGAAAAACCTGGGCAAGATGTGGGATTCGGTCGACAACCGCATGGGCCAGATGGTCTACGACAACGTATTTTGGAACCACGCGCTCAAGGACGGCCTGATGCTGGCGGTGCGCTCGGTCGGCTGGAACCTGGGCACGTTCCGCGAGTTGGGTGGTGGGGTCAAGGACATCAAGGACATCCCGAAGCTCGGGCATATTTCCGATCGCACGGCCTACCTGATTGCACTCCCGCTGATGGGCGCGGTGTACGGGGCCATCACGCAGCAGCTTTACGGCGCGGCGGCGGGCAAGAGCGTGGAGGAATCCATGCCGCAATCGGCCATGGACCTCTATTTCCCGCGCACATTCAAGACCCGCGCCGATGGCACGGAAGACCGCGTATCGCTGCCAACCTATAACAAGGACATGGCGGCCTACTACAACGATTTCCGCAACTTCGTGAAGTACGGGGCCGATCCCTTCCAGACGCTCGAGAACAAGGCGAACCCGGCGATCTCCACCGTCTCGCAGCTTGCGCACGACCAGGACTATTTCGGCCACGCCATCCACAATCCCGCCGATGGAGCCGTGCGCCAGGCGCAGGACACCGCGCGATTCCTTATCAAGCAATTCGAGCCGTTCGCGGTGCGCAACTTCCAGCAGCAGCAAACCCTGGAGGGCAAGCCGACCAGTCCGTTCGATGATCCGAAAAGCTACCTCACGTCGCCTGCGAACATCGGCGTGGTGCCGGCGCCGGGCTACATCACGAAGACCGACGAGCAGAACGAGTCCTCGCAGATTTCGCGCCTGCGCGAGCCCCTGATCGGGAAATTCCGCGACGAGTTGGCCGAACCCGACGCCGATCGCTCCGTGATCGAGGCCCGCATGAAGGCCTCCGGCCTGTCCAAGCAGGACATCAAATACGTGCTGCGCTCAGCCGGCGGCCACCTCCGGGGGCGGACAAAGACATTCGGGGAAATGCCAGATGAATCCCGCCCGTAAACGAGCCTTTGAGTACCGCGTTTGCGCTACCCTTGGCGCTTTACCCTCGGCTGGAGAACGACGTGAGCGATGACCTCAAGGCGGCGGCGGAAGTGGCGGGCACGGGCGCCGGCATTGGCGGTGTTACAGGCGTCATCCGCATGGTTGCGCTCGGCCAGGCCGGCGGATGGGCTGCCTGGTTTAGCATCACCGTGGCGTCCTTGCTCGTGGGAATGCTGGCCGGGCTGTGCGCTTCCTCAGTCTCGGTGGACGGTGCGCCGATGAGCGAAAAAATGCAGTGGGCCATCATCATCATCGCTGGCCTGGTGGCCAAGGATTTCCTGACCGGCTTGCGCGCGATCGGGGACGAATTTGCTCACGACCCGCTCGCCCTGGTTCTCCGAATCATTCGAGCAATTCGTGGACAATGACATGACCCTCCTCATGCAACTGGCCTTCACCCTCCTCTACCTGGGCGCGTTCATCCTGTCGCTGGCGGTCTTCACCAGCCAGGCCACGGGCAATTCCGAAACCCTGGGCGCGGCGCGGCTCATCCGCGTCGCCTCCTGGGCCGTGGCCTCGCTGTGGGGAATCGAGCGCGCCCTGGAATTCCCTGGCACGCCGCTGACCTCTCCCATGGTCATCGTTGCGGGAGCCCTCGCGTTCTCCGAGATCGTGGCCGGCGTCAGACTGTTTCGCAAGATCATGCGCGAGGAAGTGGTCGTGGAGCCCGCCAGGTCTTTCAAGTTTCACACTAAGTTGCCATAATCGCTCGATGGAAACGCTGCTCATCCTGCGCGAAACCTCTGGCCACGAGGGCACGTTCGGCGCCGCCACCTTCCGCGACACGTCCTGGCATAGCCTCGAGCTACCCTGGAAAATGAACCGGCCGAATTTCTCCTGCATCCCGGCCGGCGTCTACGTGGGCAAGCTGGTCCCGTCGCCGCGCTTTGGGCGCATGGTCTACCTCCTCCAGGACGTGCCGGGCCGCTCGGACGTGGAGCAGCACGGCGCCAACTGGGCCGGCGACACCACCCTGGGCTGGTACTCCGACCTGGAGGGCTGTATCACCATGGGCCTGGACGTCACCGAGATGCAGCCTTCGAAGCCGGGGTTCGCCCCGCAGCTTGCCGTGGCGCGCTCGTGGGCAGCGGTCCAGGAATTCCAGGACATGACCGGCGGCGCCGACGTCCTGTTCGACATCCGATGGAAGGGCGACAACCCGGAGGTCGTGTGACCTTCACCTTCCTGCGCCATCTCCTGACGGGCACGGATAATCGCAGCTACGAACTGGCCGAGACGTTGATCGGCGTCCTGGGCCTCATCCTCATCCTTTGCACCGTTTGGGACTACTTTATCCGGGGCCACGACTGGCGCCCGGAGATCACCATCGGTGCCGGCTCTGCCCTGGTTGGCACGCTTGGGGCCGTGCAGCGCCTCCGGGGCGATCCCGGCAAACCCCCACCGCAGGATGGATCCTAATGCCACCGATCTCGCTGAAGCTCGTCCTGGAACTGGCCAGCGCAGCCCTCCTGATGGCCCTGGGAGCGTTCTTGGCGGTCTGGCTGTATGCCAACCCCAGGATCCACGGACTTCAAGTCCAGATCGCCCAAATTCAAGCCGAGGATGCCAAGGCAACCGCCAGCTTCCTGGCCGCCGCCCAAGCCAAAGAGAAGGAGTTGCAGGATGCAAAAGACGCCGCTGAGGCCCAATTCGCCGCTGCCCAAGCCGAAAATGAGAAGCGCGCTGCTGCTTTGCTCGCTCGCAATGGCAGCTTGCAGCGCATCATTGCCAGTTACTCCGCAAATCACGACGGCACAGTGCCCCGCGCTTCCGACGCCGCCTGTCCCGTTGATGACCGCCCCGCCGTCCTCGGGCCACTTCTCAGCGAATGTCTCAGCGTTGCAAGCGAAAGTGCAAGCGGCGCTGACGCATTAGCCGATCAAGTCAGAGGACTTCAACGATTCCTTTCTGGAGCATCACCATGAGTACCCTCACCGAAGTCATCAAGCTGGTCCCCTTCGACGCGCCCATCAACACGGTGGTCGCCTCGATCCTGGTCACCGCCACGGAGGCCGGCGGCGCCACATCGTCCGCGAGCATCACGTCGCTCACCCCGGACGCCAATGGCACCCTGACCGCGCCGCCCATCCTGCTCAGTCCGGGCACCTGGACGGTCAAGGCCCAAGCCCTTGACGTCGCCGGCTCGCCCATCGGCCCGGCCGCCTTCGATCCCACGCCCTACACGGTGAGCGCGCCGACGACGGTATCCGTGGAGATCCCTGGCTCGCTGTCGGGCACCGTGGCGTGATTTTTCGCTGGATCATGGCGCTTTACCGCGCCCTGAGGGTCCTGTGGCGCTGGTACGTTCGGCCCCGCAGGACCCATATCGTGATGATCCCTGGGCGGATCCACGGCAAGATGCGTCACTGGAGACACAGAAAATGGAACGAACACCCGTGAAATCGAGCATGATTCGCAGTGTCGGGCACGATGCCGATGCCAAGATCCTGGAGGTCGAATTCAACGACGGCGCGATCCACCGCTACCACGGCGTCACGCACGACCACCACAACGACCTGATGAAGGCCGAATCAATCGGCAAGCACTTCCACCACCATATCCGCCACAAGTACGAGTCGCACAAGGTCGAGCAGGAATTGAAGGCCTAGCGATTCCACTTCCGCGCGTTTTCCGCAAAGACGGCCCGCTTGGCCTTCACGCCGCCCTTGGCCTTTTCTTTTTCGATGTCGGCCTCGGTGATTTTTGCGTCAGGTTTGAGGCCCAGGTCCTTGTGCATCTGACCCTTCTTGACCTTGATCGGCTTGGTTTTGGACGTTGCCATCGAAGCCCTCCGGTATCCATGTGACGGTGAGATCGCAATCGCCTGGGTCCCTGTAGATCACGCGCTTGCCCGGCGCCTCCAGGTTGGCGCCGGCCCGCGTCAGGTACTCGGCGATAACCTCGTCGGCCTGCCTCTGGCTTCCAGCAAGCTCGATGACGAAACCAGGGATGTGGACCTGGGTGGGGCGCGGCGCATCCAACTGGCGAATGCGGTCCTGGACCTCCTCGGGGCTGGCAAGCTCCGGCGCGGCGGCCTTCACGTCGCCCCGCTTGCGGTACGCGCGCATCTCCGGCGCCAGGCCCCCGGGAAGCTCCAGCAGCTTGCGATCGCGCTCCCGCTCGGCTTCGCTGTAGTCCGTGACCAGGTTGGCGCGCATCTCCTGGAATTCGCCATCCTCGGTCGTGCGGCATTGGCCGTGCGCGTCGACACCGAACTGCCCCTCGCCGGCCGCGATGCTGCGCATCACGTTCTGCCGGGCCCTGGCGCCCATGCGGGCCGCCTTGGCGTCCAGGCGCTCCTCGGCCTCCGGTAGCTGGCGCATCTGCCATTGCAGGCCGCCCACCTTTTCGACCTGGTGAATGCCGGCCACGCTCTCGGGCACCATCGGCGCGGCCGGCGCCATGGGGTCTGAGCGGCCAAGCTCGCGCGCGATCTTCCCGGACCCGGTGAATTTGGAGAACAGGCCCATCACCGTTTCCCCTGGTGCGCCTTGTAGCTTGCCGGCTTCTTGAGCGGGACGGTCTTCACGCCTTTCATCGGGTCCTTGGGTTTCTCCGGCTTGTGGCTTTCGCTGGTTCCCTTGGCCTGCTTCTTGGCCTCGGGCGGCTTGGCCTCCCTGGCCTCCTCGCGGACCATTTCCTTCTTCACTTCAGAGATCGGTCGTCCCATGGTTTTCTCCTGGTTAGCGCGAACGGGAACCCATCACTTCGTCTTCCCACGCAATCGTACCCGGCAGCGCTTTGTCCATGTTGCCCTGTAGCGACTTGGCGAGGCGGTCCAGCGCGGCCTGGTTGACCTCCACGAATTCGGCGATGGGGTAATGCGAATCGGCCAGCGCCTTGAGGAATTTGGGCATATCCACCACCTTGGCCTTCCAGACCTTGCGGAACGATGCGCCGGCCAGTTTCGTGGCCTCCGGCGGTTTGATCGGCGCGGCCACCAGGCTGGCCAGCGTTTCCTTGGCGCGGCTCGATGACTCGGCGGCGGCCTGCACGGCATCGGCCCGCTCGTCCTTGCCCTGCTCGCGCAGCTTGGCGGCCTTGGCCTCAGCCTTCTCGCGCTCGACGCGCGCTTCCTCCTCCAGCCGGGCCCGCTCTTTGAGCGCAGCCTCGTTGGCGATGCGCCGCTCCTCCGCGATGCGCTTCTCCTCCGCGTTCTTGAAGGCGATCAGGGAGCGTTTGAGCGTGCGCTCAGCCTCCTCCAGGACGATCTCGGCCTCGATGTACTTGCCGCTGATGCGCTTCAATTCCTCGTTGAGCGGCCGGCGCTCCGCGTCCTTGGCCTCTGCCAGGCGTTTGATGAGAACCTTCACCGTGGCAAGGGCATCGTTGGCGCCCTGGGCCTCCTCGCCGGATTGGATCTTGTAGTCTGGCGTGATCGCCAGGGCCGTGACCTCTGCCTTCACCAGGTCGATGGCGTGCTGCGGCGGCGGGTCGATCAGTTGCTCGGTGCTTTGGTCGTTATCGTCGGTGGCCATTGATGCTCCCTAAAAAATGGTGGGCTACTCGCTGCGTCCTGCGCCCCCTGCGGTCCTCCCATGGATCCCAGTGTGCAAGCATCCGCTTTCGCCCGTGATCGTTAAAGTAGTCCGTGCCGTTCTTTGAATTTCCACCCCGTAAGCTCGGCCAGGAACACGCTCCAGTCGCCTGGATCGGTGTACGGGTCGATGACATAGTGCCCATTGGGTTGCAGGCGCACCACCGCGCGCTGCGGCATCTCGGACTTCTTGATGAGGCCCATGTCGCGCAGGGGCTCCGTGTACGCGGCAAGCTGCGGGCCGTGGCACGGATCTGCGATCCCCGTCTTGATGTCGATGGTCACCAGCGGAAACCGGCGCAGTTGCTTCCATGTGCCCACGCGGTCGACCGTGCCGGCGTATCCCCACCGCTCGGAGTGGATGATCGTCTCGTTGGCTATCGGCGTGAATTTGTAGTCAAGGCGAAACCGCTTCCACCCTCTGACGTAAGGCTCGAGCGAAGGGTCCAGGTCCTCCTCGTCGAGGTCGCCCCTGTCAAATAGCTCGCAGGCATAGTGCACCAGCTTACCGCGCGCCTGACCCTGGGCAAGCATTGCCGGGTCCAGCCGTTTCATCACGCTGATGTCGGAGAGGATCTGCGAGACGCCTGGCACCAGCACGCCGCCCACGCGGTAGGTGTGCGTCTCCGGGTCGAATTCAATCTCCGTCAATGCCGCGCTCCCGGATCATGTGGTCGGCCATCACGTAACAGTTGAAGGCCACATCCTCAAAGCTGAACTCCTCGTGCCTTCGGCATTCGGATTGGATCATGGCCGTCATTGCCTGAGCGGCAAAGTAATCGCGCAGGGTCATGCCCGTGGTGTAAATCTGCCCCTCGCGGCCCATGTACGTGCGCGGGAATGCGTAGTCCGGCGCCTCTCTGCCTACCGCGTCGCTGCTCACGCGTAGTCCTTGGCGTCACGCTTGAAGATGATATTGATGTGCTTCGGGGTCCGCATCATCAGGGCGTGCAGGGCCCCCGTGCTTTCATCGGTGACCGATACGCTGCGGGCCCCGTAGTCGTCCATCTGAATGTGGTCCAGGGCGCGCAGGACGGCGGTGCGCGGGTGTTTCGCCTTGTTCACCTTGATGATCTCGCTGGCGAGGTTGTAATACTCGGTTCGGATTTTGCGAACCGATACGTCCTTTTTTCTGGCACTCATTTCAGCCGATCCTTGAGGTATGCAAAAGACTCCGGGGTGAGGTCGTTGAGCGATTCGATCTTGGCTTCCGCCAGGAGGTCGGCCAGCGGCTCGCCGCTCTCCTCGATCTTGCGCTCGATGAATTTGCGCTCGCCCAGGCCGATTTCTGTCGGCAGCCCTGCGGTCGGCGGCTTGCCCTTGGGCTTCGGCGCGCGCGGCGGCGGCGGCTCGTCGCTGCGGTCGTCGTCGGTACCCGGCGTGATCGGGGAATCGTCGTAGTCGCCCGGCGCGAAGTCGTCAGAGCATCCGGTGACGTTGAGGGTCATGGCGAGCATGGCGCGCTTGGCGGCCATCTTGAGAATGGTGTTCGCGCTGTCCGCAGCATTGGTCATTATCTGCTGGACCTTGTAGTGCGAACCGGCCTTGCCGCGCTTGTACTGAATGCGCCGCTGCGTCTCGGGCGTGTCCTGGAATTCTTCGTCGCAGACGGCGCGGCGCCACCGAAACTTCTCCTCATCGGTGGAGCATTCGCCCATGCCCTCGCCCAGGACCTCGCCGGACGGTGACACCCCCCTGGCGACCACGCGGTAATGGACCGTGCGTGGCTCGCCAGGAAAGGGTTGGCGCGAGAGATCCTGCGTGTCGTAGTGGACGGCGATGCGGAACATCGCACAGATTTTCTCTGCGCCAGGCTTCAACAGTACCTTTCGGGCGTTCTCGCCGGTCCCCGGAATTACGCCGAAATCCACGTTCTCTTTCATCACTCCTTGAATTAACTGCTTGATCGCCGCCATCCGCTGCTGGATCTCCGCGACCGGCACGATCGCAAATCGGGGCGGCTCGGGTTGTTGCTGGATCACTACCTCGTTCATCGTTTGCTCCTTGACCGAGAGAAGATATTGCCAGTACGATGTGTCTGCGTCAACCCTAAGTTGTCCATAAATGCCCCCGCATCCGAAGCCCGTCTCCTACCGCAACCCCGACCTCCTCAAGGCCGTCTCCACCGTCCACTGTGTTTCCTGCTACGTCTGGAACCATACCCAGGCGGCGCACATTGGCGGCCTGGCAGAAGGCAAGGGCGGTGCGATCAAGGTGGCCGACTCGTACATTGCGGCGCTGTGCACGGTGCACCGCAGGGGTAACCACCTGGTTCAGGGCTGCCATGAGCAATTCGATCTGCACAAGATCGATGGGGCATTCGCCTGGGAATTCATCGCCAAGACCTACATCGCCATGATCGAGTCCGGCGTTCTCAGGGTGGACAAAAAGCGGCTGAAGGAATTGAAGGCTGGCGCGTGAACGCGGACCTCATCGTTATGGCCATGGTAGGCGGTTTTCTCGGCGGCTTTGTGGGCTGGCTCGTTGGGTATCGCCAGGGGTTCAAGGCGGCGATGGTTTACGCCACGGGCATCGTCAAGCGCTTGATTCGGTGAGGGAGGGGACAATGGACAGGAATGGCGACGGGGTGAGCGTGTTTTTCAGTGCCATTGGCATCGCGGCGATCGTGATCGTGCTGCTGCTGGCGATTGGCTGGCTGTCGGTGCCTGACGCCCAGGCCGACGAAGCGCGGTACGAGGCGGGCTATGCTGCTGGCCACGCGGCCGGCGTGCAGGAGGGCGGCCAGGCTGCGCGCGCGTTCAAGTGCCGGGTGCGATAGCGATATAAATTTCCACCCGCCACACGGCGCCGCGCCTCTGCTCGTAGCGCCAAGTTACCGCATCCGATCCGTCATCCACGCCGATAAATTCGGCGATGGAATCTCGTAAATATTTTAGCGATCCCTGCAAGTTGTCTTTGTCCAGGCCCCTGGTGGGCCCGACTCTGGTGAGCGTGACGATCAGCGTCTCGCCCTCATACTTGGCTGGCGGTCGCACGGCGCGCAGGGCCCAAAACGTCTGCGTCTTGATGTGCTGCGCGCGCTCGTGATGCACCCGCCAGTGCCCGCGATCGTTGAGGCCATGGTACGTGCGGACACCAACGACCGCTTGCAGTGGCCATTTCATGCGTTGGCGGCTTCGTGCGTGGGGCGCGGCATGATGGCCGTCTGCTGGTACGCGGCGGCCAGGTTCATTATTGCCCCGTAGACCTCCAACTGCGCCATGCCTTCGATCCCCCATACCGCGTGCTGCGTGGCGTGGTTCGGTGCGATGGCCACGAACCCAAAGGCGATGACTTCGCCACTCAAAACCAGGTTGGCCATCTGCGCCAGGTAGGCAGCCTGCTGCTGGCGGATCGCCTCGGTCTTCGGGTCGATGATTTGCCGGTTCGCGTGTAGCGGGTTGCCATCATTGCCGAGAATTTTGCTCATTGTTGCCTCCGGTTTGTGAGGCCCACACTGTAGGGATCTGAGCCCATGTGGTCAACCCAGGTTGACCGCTTGCCCGTCCAGTCTGTAGCATCCGCGCATGAAAACCGCAGACATCATCGCGCTGGCCGGTGGGGAACAGAAGGATCTCCTCGCCGTGTTCCTGGACGCGGGAATCCCCGTAACGAAACAGGCCGTATCCAAATGGGCAAAGGTCGGCGAACTGCCGTATCGTCGGCAAATTGAAATCATGCGGCTTAGGCCGGAATGGTTCGGAGGAAAGATCACATGGCCAGCAAAGAAAAAGGCGGTTCGCAAGCGAAAGGTAAGGCCACTCCCGACTCGGTTCCGGTGAAGCGGCGCACGCACAACCCGCCCACTAAGCTGCAACCCAAGGGACCGCCGTTCCGCCCGCGCGTGAACGGTGACCCGGAGGAGAAGTTGTGAGATTCTGGCATTGGCTGGTCGGCGTCTTCACGGGCAAGCATCCGTTTTTCCGCATTACCGTCGATCACAGTGGTTTGGAGCGCCGGCCGTTTCGCCAGATGACCTCTGGCGAATTTGAGGTCTTTCACGCTGCGGATCGGCATTCGGACCAGGGCGCTGCGCGCGGCAAATTGCGCTGGCTCAGGGAAGCGGAGTACAAACATCGCCAAGCCGAAAAGCGATTCGGGCAAACGCCCGTCGATGGCCCCGATTACGGTGAGGCCCTGCACGACATGAAGCGATGGGAGGAGGCGGCCGCGCTGCTGCGGGCCGATTACGAAAGGCTGACCAAATGCCGATAAGCCAGGAGGAGCTACGCCAGCCGGTGCTGTCCACCACGTTGGTCCCGCTGTTTCACGAGGGCGATCCCAATGTGTTCGCGGTGATGATGCGGTTCCCCACGGGAAAGAATGGCGTTTGGACGCTCAACGCCCCGAACCATGCCATCGATGACGTCTGGATCAAGCACACACTGGAGGTCCTGCTGGAGCGCATCATCGAGGACCTGCGGGATGGATCGGTCGAGCGCGGGGTGAAGGCTGACCGCAAGGCGTTCCAGATGACCAACTGGGAAAGCGTGACGGGAGCCCTCCAGGCGATGCTGGTGGAGTGGGAAAAGAAACGGCGCCAGTGGTTCAACGCCATGGCCGCGCCGCTCGGTAAGCAATGATGGCCGGGCCGCCTCAAGACCTCGATGCCCTGTACCGGCGGGCGCTGGAGCGCGATGCGCTGCTGGAGGCGCGCATCCACGATCTTGAGCAAAAGGTCGCCATTTTGACGGTTGAAAATCATCGGTTTTCTGCTGTAATACGGCGGCTGACGTGCCAAATTGAGGATTTATGCCAGACACCGACCCCAAGCTTCTCGCAAAAGCTGGTCGACCCTTCGGACTGACCTTCAAGGAAATCGAATTCTGTGCGGCCTACGTCACCCACGGCAAGGCCGAGAAGGCTGCCATCGAGGCCGGCTACTCCGAGAAATACGCGAAGAATGCCTATCGGCTCCTGCGCAAGGAAAACGTGGCGGCGTTCATCAAGCAGCGGATCCTCGAGCGGTTCGATGCGGAGCGCATGGAAAACGGCGAGATCCTGGCCAGGCTGGCCCGCTTGGCGCGCTTTGATCCGCGCCAGCTGCAAAACGAGGATGGCACGTACAAGGCGCTCAGCGAATTGGACGAGGCCACGGCCTACGGCCTGCGAGGCATGGAGACGGATCTGATTCTTGGCCAGGAGGCGGAAGACCAGGCCGGGCAGGGCGCGGTGGCGCTGGCGACGCGCAAGTACAAGTTTTCCGACCCATTGCCGGCGCTCAAGGTGCTGGCCCAAGTGGGGCATCTGCTGGACACGGGTAATCAGCAAATCTCGGTTTTCATAGACCTCGATTCCAGGCTCGATGCTGCGCGCCGCAGGAAAGCCTTGGCCAATCAGAACGATCCAAATGTGGTCAGCGACCAATAAGTACCTGCGCGACCGCGCGAAGCTGATGCGTCTGCTCGCGTACTTGGCCGCAGCGAAACGTCTGCATGGCGAGTTCGCTAACGCAGGGTGACGTGATAGCATTGCCGTCCCGGGTGGTTCCGGGGGCGAACCGGAGATGCACTCCGCGCCGGCTCATCGGCGTGACGAAAGATCCAGGTAGGGCCTCCGGTCCCTGCAAGGGTTCCTGCCTAACCAGCAGGCGTCACGCCAATGAGCCGGTATTTTTTTGGAGATTGCAATGAAAGATGCGCCGATCAATCTGCCAGAAGCCGCCGAGGCGCTGTTGCTGCGGGCGAAACAGGCACTCACGATGTCCACTGCGACGATAGGGCAGCGGGACATAAACACCGCAATCGTTGAGGACATCCGCGCGTATCTTCTTGCCGCCCCATCGCCCGCATCCCCGCAAGTGCCTAGCCAAGAGCCGGTTGCATGGCGTTCGTGGCACGACAAGGACGGCTATGGGTTTTGGGACACGGAAGACGAGGCGCGGCTGTATTGCGCACCAGACGCCGAGCCGGAACCGCTCTACGCCGCTCCCCAACCACAAGCGCCTAGCGCCACTTCGGATGACATGCGGGATAAAAGGATTGCGGAGTTGGAACAGCAGAATCGAGCAATCCTGTACGACTACCACAACGGCACGCCTTGCGAGCAAATAGCGTGGGCACAAGAACGCGACGCATTGAAAGCCTCCCTTGCTGACGCACGCGATAAGGCACTGGAAGAAGCGGCTCAGATGTTTGAGAAGCGTTGGCCGCAATGGGATGACTGTGCAAATGCAATCCGCGCCCTGCGCGCCAATTCGGAGAAATGAGATGAGCAAACAAATCCGCTGCCCGAAATGTGGAGCGCCGGTACACATCCCGGCATACCCCGGCGATGGAGTCTATGAACCACCACACGAATGCGCGCCAGTTGCAAAGGAAACACCATGACCAATCCCACTTCGGAAAGCATCCACACTTGCAGCTACTACTGCGAACGCCCCGAGTGCATCAAGCGCCAGCGGGATGAGTTGCGGGATGCGCAGGGTGCCAAGCCGGTAGGCTGGATTGACGAGTTCGGCAACGTGTTTCCTCTGGGTGCATACAGACCGCCGGGAAACGTGGTGCATGACGGCTACAAGACTAATTGGAAGCACGTCTACGCCGCCCCCATCGCACAGACAGCCGATGCGCGGGAGTTGCTGCATCTGCTACGCGATATTTTGCAAGACTGGGACGACTTGCACGCGGCTGGCATTGCTGGCGCGTATCAGGAGCGAATCAATGCCGCCATCGCCGCTATACAGCGGAAGGAAAAGTGAGCATTACCTACGTTGGGAAACTTTGCGAATGCCACCCTGAACTGGATGGCGTTCGCTACGACAGCACGCGGACTTGCGTTGCCTGCGCCAAAGAGGCGGCGACGGTCAGGTATTGGCGCGACAAGCAGCAAAAGACGCACGCCAATTTGCTTGCCGCCCTGATGCGCGAGAAGAACTTGGAAAACGAATGCCAAAGATTGCGAGCCGCCAATGATGCACTATCACGGAACACCGATCACCCCGATGTCCAAGCTGCTGCGTATGCGCGGAAGGAACTTCTGCGTAAGTCACGCGGCCCCAGCTGATCTGAAGCGGTGCCTCAGCATTGGACAATCGGTGATGTTTGACAACGGGGCATTCTCAGCGTTCACCAAAGGCAAGAAGTTTGATGAGGCCGGATTCTATGCGTGGATTGAGCCGCATCTAGGTCACCCGCATTGGGCCGTGATCCCAGACGTTATTGACGGGGATGAGGGCGAGCAACGACGCATGGTGGGCCGCTGGCCGTTCAATCGAACGCTGGGGCTTCCTGTATGGCACCTTGGACTGTCGATTGACTATCTGCTTTACCTGGCCCAGACATGGGACCGGATTTGTTTCGGGTCTACGGCGCAGTATTGGGAGGTCGGCGGTGATGCCTGGTGCGGGCGCATGGACGAAGCATTTAATGCCCTGGCCAAGCGACACGCAAAACTGCCGTGGATTCATGGCCTGCGGATGCTTGGCATGGCCGGGATGCGGTGGCCGCTGGCATCGGCTGACTCGACGAACATTGCCCAAAACCACCATATTTACGGATGCCCGGAATGCATGGCGGATAGACTGGACGCCACGCAAACGCCGGTCACTTGGCAACCGCACGCAACCCAAGGGATGCTGATATGAACACCACGCAGGAAGAACTACCGCCGCTGCCCAGTGTGGGCTTTATGAGTAGCGCCGAAGCCGTTGGGCGGTTACTTACCCTAGTTAATGCCCAAGAGCCAATACTTGATTGCACCTTTGGCAGCGGCGACTTCTGGATTGGCAGTACCAGAACTGCAGTTGGCTGCGACATAGACCCGGACAGGGCGCGCGACAGTGTTCAAGATTTTACGAATCTTAGTTTTAAGGACGGGGAATTCCCAACGGTGGTTTTTGATCCGCCTTTTCATCCCTACGTTGGCAGCATTGAAGAAACTCAATTCAAGGGCATGGGCAAAAACGAAAAAGAGTTGCGTTCACTATTCGACAAAGGACTGAAAGAGGCTTGGCGAGTTACGTCGCGGCACTTGCTCGTTAAGTGTCAAGGATTCGTACATAACCACAAGCCTCAATGGATGCCGCTATGGGCTATAGAAATATGTGGTGAGCCGTTTGAATGGTTGATCGTTGCTAGAAACCACAAGGTTATCAGCGGTAGATGGAAAAACGTAAAGTCCCTTCGACGCAATCATGCGGATTATTTGGTGTTTGACAAGAAAGGAAATCACCGATGACCACGCAGGAAGAACTGCCGCCGCTGCCGCCCCACAGTCATATCGACGGCGAAAATTGGATCAAGCAACACAGAGTTGAAAACTATGGGCGCCTGTGCATCGCCAAGCTGAAAGCGGAGAACGAGGGGCTGCGGGCCTGGGTGTATGGGCTGGAATCGGCTAATGGCGAATTGGAGTACAGCATCCGTCAGCAGGAGAGCGCGTACAAAGCCCGCGCCGAAGCCGCCCAATCCCAAGCCGCAGCACTACAGGCCGAACTAACTGAAGCCAAGGCGCAATGGGCAAAGTGGGCCGGGCTGTATGAGCATGAACTTGACAATTGCAACAAGGCGGAATCCCAAGCCGCAGCAATGGCGAGGCTGCTGGAAGATGCGCGGGAGTGGATGGGAGAGCCGCCAATTTACTTTCAACCATCCGCCCCTGGTTCATGGCGCGCTCGCATCGACGCAGCACTGGCCGCATGGAAGGGGAAACAATGACAATCAATCCCTGCCGTCCGACAACATCGTTGACCCCGATTGTAAAAAGGTGAAGTGAATGCACCAGCTACGTGAAGGACTCCCGCCGCTGCCCGACCGCATGAAGCCGCTGCCCATCGATGAGCGAGGCTACCCGGTCCCGCGCTTCGTGGAATGGATCGACGGCAAGCCGGACTTCCGGGTGATGGACCGCGATTTCGTGGTGCAGGCCTTTCGGACGCGCAAGTGTTGGCTGTGCGGTGAGACGATGGGCAAGTACATGGTCTTCGTGGTGGGCCCGATGTGCACGGTGAACCGCACGAGCGCGGAGCCGCCCTGCCACCTGGACTGTGCGATCTTCGCGGCAAAGGCGTGCCCGTTCATGGTCCGGCCGATGGCCAAGCGACGCGATGCCAACATCCCGGATAGCACCATCGAGCCCGCCGGCATGATGATCCGCCGCAACCCTGGCGTGACGTGCCTGTGGACCGTCAAGGAATACACGCCGTTCCGCGCGGGCAGGGGCATCCTGTTCCAGATGGGTGAGCCCACCGAGGTCCGCTGGTACTGCGAGGGGCGCCGCGCCACGCGCGAGGATGTCCTGGCGTCCCTCGATTCCGGCTTGCCGCTGCTCGAAGCCGAGGCCGCCAAGGGCGGTCCTGGGGATAAGAAGGCGCTGGAGCGGGCGCACAAAACCGCGCTGCGCTATATCCCGCAATGAGCCGACGATTTCGCCGAAGCCTGCGGATCTGGCACATGATCGTGTGTGGCAACGTCTGGCCTAATCCGTTTTACTGGCCGTGCCGGAGGCGAGGGTGAACGTCGAGGAATTCGTAGGTCGATTGGATGGCGTCATGGGGCGCGGCCCGCGCTGGCGCGCGATCTGCCCGGCCCACCAATCGCGGCACAAGACCAAGACGCTCTCGATCCTCGATGCTGGCGATGGCCGCATCCTGGTCAAGTGTCACGCCGGCTGTGCCATCGAATCGATCTGCGGGGCCCTGGGCATCGACCTGGGTGAATTGTTCCCCCCGCGCCCCAAGGACTTCGATGATCGCAACCGCAAGCCGCCGATCCGCAAGCCCTGGACCAATGCGGAGGTCGCCAACGCGCTTGAGCCCAACCTGACCAGTGCGTTCCTGCTGCTTGCCAAAGTCGGATCGGGTGCCAGGCTGACCAAGGAAGAATTGAAGGAGGCCGTGCGCGCGGCCGAGGCGTGTATCCACCTGCTCGATCAGTTGAGGGAATAGTGAACGATAAGCGCAATAGGGAAGTCGCGGACCAAATAATCCGCTCGCGCATCATCAAGGACCACCGCCAGGTGGACACGGGCAAGTGGGCAATTCCAGAAGACTCGCATCTGCTGCGCACGCCGTCAGCGTTTCGTGACGACGTGATCGCGCTTTTTGCCGACCAGTCGTGCAAGGGCGACCGGATGCCCGCGAGCAAGACGCACGATTACCTGCGGTTTCGGCCGTCCGAGGTTTCGATCTGGCTCGGGTTCCATGAATCGTACAAATCCACCTTCCTCAACGAGCTTGCTGCTTACTGGGCCGTGAGCGGCATCGGCGTGGCGATCGCTTCGCTAGAGATGCCGGCGCCGATCCTGCTGCACAAGACCGTGATGCAAGTGCTTGCGAAGACCGACCCAGGCGTGCCAAGGATTGATGACGCGCTCGAAGTGCTGTCCGAGAAGCTGACCATCTATGACGTGACCGGGCGCGTGCCCCCGAACCACCTGATCTCCGTGATGCGGTACTGCGCATTGGAGTTGGGCGTGCGGCATTTCGTGCTGGACAACCTGACCATGATCCTATCGGTGGACAACGAGCGCGCGGCAGAGCATCAAGCATTCGTCGCAAACTGCGTGACCGTGGCGCGCACCACGGGCCTGCATATCCACCTGGTTGCCCACTCGAACAAGCCGGCCGGCGGCGACGAGTCGAAGATGCCAGGTCCTTACGATGCGCGTGGCACGGGCTCGGCGCCGGACATGGCCGATAACGTGATGGTGTGCTTCCGCAACAAGGTGAAAGAGGACAAGATCGACCAAGGCAAGGCGGACGATGACACCTACAAGGAGCCCGATTTCATCCTGCGCGTGGCCAAGCAACGGCACTGGGGGTATCGTGGGTACATCAACTACTGGCTGGACCGCAGGGTGCTGCGCTTCCATCAATACGGCACCGACGAAGTGACCGCCATGCTATGACCCAGGCGGACCCAGGCGGACCCAGGCGGACGCGCGCGGATCTGCGGTGCGCGCGGTGCGGCGGCGTGCTGGCCCTGGACCGCTGGCCGGTGCTGCCCGAATGCGCGCCGTGCGCGAACCAGGCGGTTCAGGAGGCCGACGAAAGGGCGCGGGCGCTGCTGATGGGGGGCGATGTTTTCAACGGCAACCAGCCGCGCGCGCCGCGCGTGGTGAGCAAATGAGGCGGCGGCGCGGCGGGCCTACGGTGTTCATCCGTAACGCGACCCAGGCGGACGCTTGGGAGCCGGCGTGGATCCCGTGCCCGGAGTGTGAAAACCCCTGGTGCACGATCCATGAGATGCACGCGCACGACTGTGAATGCCCGGCGGTCGAGGACTGGACCTGTGACCCATACGCGCCAGGGTCAAAAAAAGCCCGCCAGGAGGCGGGCTAAGGTCCGCAGGTAGGTGGGTCAGCAAATAATGCCGAAGGGCGCCGGCCGGCGGCGGTTCGGCGTCTGGCGATCCTTTAGCCGGCGTTCCAGGGCCACCAGTCCGCGCCGATCCTGCTCGGGGATGGTGGGGAGCCAAGAGAACCGGCGGCGCTGGCGGATGGCCTCTAGCAGGCTGTGCGGTAGCGTGGTCATGGCGTGACCTCGTGGCCCAGGGCGCGGCGGGCCTCGTTCCAGCACGGCGCATTCCAAAAGCCGGGATGGTCGCACCACGCCAGGAGATCGGCCAGGGCGCTGCGCAGCCTTTCACGCTCGCCTATCAGTTTGCCCAGGGCGAACGCGCAGGCGGCTACTTCGCGCTCTTGGTCGTATTCGGCGTTCCGGTCAGCCGATTGCGGGTCAATCAAACCCGCGTCCCAAAATAAAGCCGTCAGGTCGGCATATCCGTCTATGGCGTCGTAGCTCATGGCGTGAACCTCAGTGCGGCCCGCAGTTGCGCGGTAACCTTGTTCGCTTGGAATTCGTCGGCGTCTGGATCTTCCAGCAGGAGGAGCGCGGCGCGCGCGGCCGGCAGGAGCGGCGGCGGCACCGTGGGCGTGCCATCGTCCACCAGGGCGCGGGCGCGGTCCCAGTATTCGCCCCGGTTGCACTCGTCGATCCGCTGCAATGCCCAGGCCAGGGTGCGCTTTAGGTCGGCGGCGTGCTGCATTGCTTGCGCGTGCGCCGTCTGCCACGCTTCCAACTTGGCGCGGGCGTTGGGCACGTTGCCGGCGGCCAGGATGTCGGCGTCGGTGCACTCCACCAGTGCACCGCATTCCGGGCAGGCGCCGGCCGGGTGGTATTCGCCCGGCGCCACGCGCTCGTGCGGATCGTCCAAGATGCCCAGTTCGTCGCCGGTTCCCTGCCAGTCGCAGGCGTCGCACTTGTGGGTGGGGGTGTTCATTATTTGACCCTCCCATTGGGCCAGACGTACACGGGCGGTCGCTCGATGGGTTTCGGGCGCGGCAGGGCGCGGTAATCGACCATGCGCGGCGCGGCGTACTTGCGTCGGCGCATGATCGTCTGGCGCATCCGGCGGCCGGCCAGGATGCCGGCCAGGGCGGCCAGGGCCAGGACCAGGGCGGCGGCGGTCACAGTGCACCCCCCATGGTTCCCACGATCTCGGCGGCGCGGGCCTCCCGGTAAACCTCAAAGGCGGCGCAGTTGAAACAGGCGCAGCAACCGCAGGCGCGGCCGATCATCGCGTGCGGGTTGTGCAAGGCTTCCAGTCCTTCGCGGCGCAGCACCCCGCGCGCGTGCGCCAACTGGTTCGCGTAGGTGGGTGAGTAGGAATCGCTTGGTGCGTAGACCTCGGCGCCGTCCCAGGCGATCTGCGGCCACGCCGAAGGATTGCCGGTTGTGCGGCCGCGCTCGGCGCGGTATGCGTTTTCCCTGCACCAGCAGTGCGGGCACAGGATCAGATTGCCACCCGCTCCCAACGGGTAGACGCGGCACGGCGGCGCGGCGTGCGGGCCGTTGCCGTCGCAATAGGTGTTTTCCATGATTTCAACCTCCGGTTATGGGTGCCCACCACGGGCGCCCGCAGCGGCCCCCTGTCACGGGGCCGGCGCTGGCGTCAGTACAGGCCGGACGATGCAAGGCGCTTGCGGATGCGCTCGGTGGTTGCCGGCGCATCCGGTGCGGCGCTGGTGGTCACGTTGGACGCCCGGACCTCGATGCAGCCGAACAGGGCGCGGCATCGCCCGGTCTTGGACCGCATAGCCTTCGCGCCCAGGTGGTGCAGTAGCTTGTCCCAGTCGCGGATATACAGGTCGAGATTGGCGGTCCGGACCCCTCCACCCAGTAAGCGCACGGTGTGAACCCCTCGGTAGGTGGCGCGCGGTTTAGTGGTCATGGCGCTGTCCTTCCGGGTTGAGAATGCCGGCGGCCGCCAGGGCGGGGGATGCACCCAGGACGCAACCCCAGGCAATGCGGGTCACGTTGCCGGGGTGGTCGCACAGGTCCATCGCGGCGGCGGGCGCGATCCCCAAAGCCTCCATGGCGTCGAGGACGCGCAATAGGTAGGCGGCCACGCGCTCGCGGTTCACGTCGATGGCGCGCGCATTGTCGGACCAGGGGCGGCTCATGGCTGCACCTCGTACCATTCGGGGTCCGTTGCTTCGGCGTGGGACAGAAAGAACCCGCCACCAGTCGAGGGGAAAACCAGCGAATAGATAACCTCCCCCCCGTGCCAGTCGGCGCGCTCGATGATGCCCACGGAGCCAGCCGGCGTTACCCGGTCGGTGCCATCGTCGTCGTCCAGGTGGTCTTTGAGCGCGCGCAACTTGGCGCCCACCATCAAGGGCTCAGGGCGCGCGGCTATCACGGGCCGCCGTAAGCGGTCCAGGGCGCTACGGCAAGCCTCGGCAACGGCAAGCCGGTCCACCTTGCCGTCGTTGGCGTCGGCGTCACTGGTCACGGCGAACAGGCAAAGGCGCACCGTGTCGGCCAGCGCAAGGCGTTCGACATACATCGCGCGGCACAGGTCGTCCAGGTCGTGCACTTCGGGGACTACCGGCACGCCGTCGCGCTGGTACAGGCGCGCATATCGCGGGTCGTTGTTGATTGGGTAAGTCATGCTGCACCCCGCACGGTTACCACGCCACGGGCCAGCCAGTAAGCGCGCTCGCGGGCCTCGCGCAGGGCTGCGCGCCACTGGACGCGGCGCCGGCTGATGATCTGCTCGGCCATGTCCTTGGCAACCTCCTGCCAGTAGTTCCCGAGGCTTTCGACGCCCCACAGGGTTTCGTCATCGATGACCTCGCCGTGTGCGCCTAGCATCTCGACCCGCACGGCCAGGAAACACCAATCATTGAGGAGCCAGCCGGCGCAGTAGCGGTAATCGAGCTCTACCGCTTCGGCGCGGTTCTCGCCGGCCGTGGGTTCGCGTCCCAGTCGGCGTGCCATTTCGGCGCGCTGCCGGTCCCCGACGCCCCATCCGTCCCGCTTGGCCATGGCCATGGCGCCGGCCACGTCATATGCCCACAGGTTGCCCCGGCCGTCATCCATCAAACGCTCGCCGGCCCGCTTGTCGTCCCTGGTGCGCAATTCGCGCACCTTGCCGTGTCCGTCCGATTCCCGCCAGGGCGGCCCCATGGTGTCGTCGTGCGTGGTGCTGACGCGGAACCGTCGCCCCCCGCAGACGATACTGCCGTCCGCGCTCCAATAGGTCATTTTCTAGCCCTCCGGTTAAGGTCGCCCACCATAGGCGCCCACGGGGCGCCCCGGTTGCCCAGGGCGCCGCATTGGCGTCTACAGGTTAGGCGCTGGCAAGCTCGCGCCACGCGCCCGGCTCTAGGGTGATAATGTCGCCCCCCATGCGCTCAAGCTCGGTTGCGCGGTCATACTCCTGCACATCCTGGGCGGCGCGGGTGATGGCGCTGTGAATCCCGTACCGGGTCAGGTCGCCCCCCTCGATGAGGAATTTGAGGACGGATCCGCGCTCGCCCTCGTTGAGGGTCAATTTCTTGCCGACGCGCTGCACGACTTCCACGACGTCCCCTTCGATCTTTTGCTCGGCCGCGTCGCCCAGTTTTTTTAGCATCGCGTCGAACTTGGCAAGGTCGAATGCCGCCTTTACAAGGTCGCGAACCTGATTCCAGGTCGCCGCGTCGGTGAGTCGCTTGGTGTTATCGCTCAGGAGCGCGTAGACCTCATCTGACACGCTGGCGCGCGCCCCGGTGTGATACTTGCGCATGTTGGCGCCCATCATGGCGAGGTTCGTGCAAACCCGCGTGTAGGTGCCCGTTTCGATGGCCAGCGCGCCGGATCCGGTTTCCGAATTGCTGATGGTGATCGCGGGCGAGAGGGTATCGAAAAACACATGGGAACCGTCCCCCATCTTGCGCCCCGTGGGTACGTCCTTTTCGATGCTGCGGTCCACCGCTTTGATGTAAAGCCGGCGGTCGGTGATCTCGCACGAGAGGATCATCAGGTCGCGTTCCATCAGGGCGGGCAGGATTGCTTCTGCAAGATCCTCATGTTCAAGGGGGCGGAACTTGTCCGAGAGGAAGGCGCGCACGTTCTGGTCCAGGGTGCGGACCATGCGGCGGTCGGCCGGTTTGTCGCGCATCCAACGGTTCACGTTGTTGGCCAGAAGGGCCGGCGCTTCTGTCTGCATCTTGCGGTAATAGGCGAGGGGGATGCCGGCATACTCGGCAATCTGCCCGTGCGCGTGGTCCTGAATCGGGAGCGGTTCGCCGTCCGATCCCACCAGGGCCAGCCGGGCGTCCGAGGTCATTTCCAGTTTCCCCACGGGGGCGATGTAGTCTTGTTTTGCGTTCGCGCGGCGTTCGATTTCTTGCGCCAGTTCGGTGATGCTTCGTCCAGTCTTGGCCATTGCATTTAACTCCGGTTATGGGTGCCACCATGGCGCCCGCAGCGCGCCCCGCGTGGGCAGGGCGCGGCGCTGGCGTCAGGGCAGGGTGAGAAGGCCGATGCAGGCTTCTACATGGTCCGCCAGCCGGCGCGCGTCGCGCTCCTGGGCGGTGTATTGCTCGCGCCAGATGAGGATCGCGGCGCGCTGCGAATCGGGGCCCACCCTGGCACGCACGTCCGCGTTGAATTGGTCGGCCGCGACGCGCAGCGCCAAGGCCACGAGTCGCGCATCGCGTTCGGATATATCGATTTTCACGGTTAGGTCCTTTCGGGTGAGTTGCGGAAAACCTTGCGCCAGAGGGCGGACCATTGCGCCACGGGGCGCACGGGTTGATAAGGGCTGGCGTGGTGCCAGTTGTTCGGGTTGTGCGGCGTCCAGCCGGCGGCCGTGAATAGCTGCTGCTCCCGTTCCCTGGCGCGGGCCTCAGCGGTTGCGGCGCGGTGCGGGCGGGTCATATCAGGCCCCGTTCAGCGAATGACATCGATGCGGCGCCGGCCACGATGACGTGATCAAGGACCCGGCAATCAACCAAGGCGAGCGCTTCGCGCAGGACGGTGGTCAGGCGCTGGTCCGCTTGTGATGGTTCCGCGGTCCCGCTCGGGTGGTTGTGGGTCAGGATGACGGCGGCGGCATTGAGGGTCAATGCTTCCTTCACGACTTCGCGGGGATACACCGAGGTTTGCGTGAGCGTGCCACGGAACATTTCGCGGAATTCGATCAGCCGGTGCTGCGCGTCCAGGAAAAGTACCCCAAACACCTCATGCGGCAGGGCGCCCAGGTTCAGGGCGCAGAATTGCCGGACGTTGGCGGGGCTGGGCATGGCGTCACCCTTGACGGTCATGCGCTGGCGCAGGATATGCAGCGCGCGCAGGATGATCTCGTCATCGCATGGGACCACGGGCACCGAGTAGGGCGGCGCATCTTCACTCTTGGCGCGGCGGCGGGCGGTCATGCCTGCACCTTGGCAAGGACGGCACGGGCGATGTTGGCAACGTCTCCGCACGTCATCGCGGCGTATGGGTGGCTTAGAGCTATCCGGTCGATTTCTTCCAGCGCCGCAACCAGTTCATCGTAGGCATTCACACAGCGGACGATGTGGGCGGCGTTGGCTTGCAGCGTGTCCGCGTCCATCGGCGGTTCTATCTTGGTGAGGCACTGCGGGCCTTGCAGAATCATTCCGCCAACGTGAAGCGCGGAGCCGTTGCCGTAGGCGAATGACGCGTACCACGGCGTTGGGGTGTGATTGGTGGTCATGCCTGCACCATGCGGGCGGCGGTTGCCATGGCATCGGCGCGATCGTGCGTGTGATAGGCGGCGCGCTTGTTCTCTTTGCCGTTGACGTACAGACGGCAGATGTATTCTTCCCAGTCCTGGTTCCAGTTGACGCGCACAGTGCGCAGGGCGGTCGGATTCTTGCCGCCGATAACCCTCGTTACGGTCTTTTCGCTCATGCTGATAGCCTCCGGTTCCGGCGCTGCCCACCATAGGCCGCGCCCCCCTTTCGGGACCTCGATGGTGAGGGCAAAACGGGTCAGTGAGTAACGACTAACCCCCCGGAAACACCCGATAAATGGGCCAGGGAATACCCTATATGAGGTAATCCTTTCGGATGATCCGAGGTTATGGATGCGCGGTGCGGCACCGCACCGAACCTTGGCGCGGGATGGGGTAGCGCGGGGGTGCGGGTGACCCTATGATGACGGACGCGGGGACACACGCCGGCCGGCGGCGCCGATGCCCTCACATTGGCTTACCCGCACCCATTCCAGCCTGAGGGGGCGTCGATTGGCCTACAACCGCGTTATCCGTGGCGAGATCCTCAACTCCGAAAGGATCCTGGACCTCAGCAGCGATACCGGGCGATGGATTTACCTTGCCCTGGTCCTGGAGGCTGACGATTTCGGGAACATCCAAGGGGGCGATCGTCGGCTGTTCCGTTGGGCGGCCATGTTCTCCCAAATCAAAACCGAAGCGGACATGGTGCGGCTGATGTCCGAATACCAAGATGCGGACCTTGTGCGCGGTTACACCGGGCCGGACGGTAAACCCTACTGGCACCTTCCACGCACCGACAATCAGCGCCGCTGGACCGGACGCAAATGGCCCGCATCCCCCTGGGATGACCCTAATAGGCTCACGACTATTGAGAAGCGACGCGGCGCACAACTGCCGCAGATGGCCCGCAGACTTGCCGCAGACCTACCGCAGATTCCAGTTGATTCCCAATCAAATCAAGGGCCAGAGGATGAAAACTGCGGAAGCCCTGCCGCAACACTGCCGCAGGACTACGGCAACCCTTCCGCAACCCTGCCGAGAGGGGTAGGGGTAGGGGTAGGAGTAGGGGTTAACACCGTCCCACTTTTGCAACCGGACCATGGCAGGGACAAGCCGGCAAGGGGAACCAGAATCGGGAAGGACTGGGTCATCCCGGACGAATGGATCGAATGGGCCATGGCCTACTGCCGGGAGCAGGGCCGACACCCCATGCCTTCCCAAGTCGCAGAGTGGTCCCTGGAATTCGCGGACTACTGGCGAGCCATGCCAGGGTCCAAGGGCGTGCGGTTGGATTGGGCCGGAGTCTGGCGCAATGCAGTCCGCAACCTGTACGCCAAGCAAGCCCCAACGCAACCGGCCAGATCCACGCTCCGAGGCATCTAGCCCGCTCGATCGCCTTGCCAACCCCAGGCAAACCCGGTCAAGCGGGGGAAGGACATGGGAGCCGGGTGAGCCAAGGACTTGGGGCCAGGACAGCGCCAGGGCCAGCGGGGAAGGGCGGGAAGGGCCAGGGCAGGCCGGGAAGGGCGGGAAACACCGACCAGCCGGAAAACACCGACCAGCCGGGAAGACCAGCCGGGAAGGCCAGCTGGGAAGGGCGGACAACCGGGAGGGGGCCGTCCAAATGCCACGGCAACCCACAACCCAACGCAAGAATGCCCCAGGTTGTCACGGAATGGCACCGCCACGCCACGATCACACCCGCTTGGCTACCCACCCCTAGGCACTACTCTGTCCCCGGTTTAGCGGCCCGTTTTACTCTGTCCCCAATTACCCAACGGCGACATTGCGCCCCGGATGGGCACGTAGCGCACCCCATCAGAGGCTAAGTCATTGATTCCATTGATCGGTTCTGAAAAGAGATATTTTCAGAAGTGGCAAGGGCCGGAGGGTCGGGACCACCCCGCTGGCGGCGCCCTAGTCGCCCAGGCCGAAATCCCAGGGCCAGGCAAACGCGAAATCCCCACGCGAAAAGGGGGTCCACCCCCGAATATCAGATCCTCCCCAAAAGTTTTCCCCCGTCCTGCTTGAACCGAGTGGGTTGACCTGAGTGCCCCCAGTACCTTGGGTGGTGCGCTTATGGGGTTCCACGTGAAACGTGCGCCATTTCGCTGAAAATGGTGGGGAAAGTGGGTACTTTGGGGTCAGAAAAGCCTTAATCGTTGTCATTTCTGTGGTAGTGCGACACACTGTGTGGGGTAGCGC